CAATCTTCACCAACGCCTATGGAAAACCCAACTCGTACAGCAGGTGGTTCAAGAGGACGTACAATTCCAGCACTTCCACGAACATGTCTGACCATTGCTGCTTGTTCATCTACAGAGCACATGCGATGAATAATTCCAAGACCACCGATTTGTGCCAAAGCAATAGCCATATCTGCTTCACACACGGAAGACATGTTGGCGGCGATGATTGGAATTTTTAACGGTACACTAGCGACAGTCGTAGAGAGATCGGCATCGCTCCTGGTGTTCATGTGACTAAGACGTGGCACGAGCATCACGTCGTCGAACGAAAATGCTTTTTTCAGACGCATTAAATAGATCCGAGTTTTTTGAATTCTGCAATGCCCAATGGAGTCAATGAATATGAAATTTGAACCAAACCTGCATCGATAAGAGTTTCAAGAATGGCGATTCGCTTCGGTTCATTGGGGCCTGGATCATATGATGTATGCTTCCCGACTTCATCGATCATTTGCATCTGAACGAAAGTGAGTTGCGTCACCGGCTGATGTTCTTCCAGAAATGACATTTCTACTGTGCGAGGAGTCGGGCCTTGTGTTGGGTCGGTCGCCTGCATTGCAACTTGGATGCCTTCTTCAAGCACCACGGTAAATGTGCCTTTGACTCGATCTACAGTGATCCATCCACAACGAATCAGACGATCAACAAGATCACGATGTCCTTCGCCGTGGAAGAAATTTTGGAGTGGTGCGAAGTACGGTAAAAATGCATCATCCATTGCTTCTCGGTCGGTGAATGTTACGCCTTTCAGAGGGAGGACTGCATTGAGAGTAATTTGCTTGTTCGATAATTTAGGGATTGACACGCCTACAATCATACCGCAAATTGCAGGCGTGTCAACTTCCCAATCATGCTTCTGCGCCTTCCGTAACTTCGTCAGCGCCACCTTCGGCTTCTGCCGTTTCCATGTCCAGTTCGCCCTTGTCCAACTGATCAGACTCGTGCTGGAGGAACAGGAACGACTTCAGTTTGAAGGCTTCGCATTCGTCGTAGCGTTCAACACGGACCACGACACCTTCTGCCGGAACTTCCATGTTGTTGTGTTGGCACATCTGGTCATAGACAAACGCCTTTTCAAGCGCCTTGACAAAACCTTCCTGCCATTCGTCGAGCGTCATGTTGCGATTACCGATTGAATAGCCTTCGTTGTCGAACGCTTCAACTCGATCCATCGGAAAGAATCCATCCGCACGGCCATAGTATAGTTCCTTGACCATTTCGAGACCGTACTTGCGGCAGAATTCCTTCATTTGCGGCCACGCCAGTTCTACGACCTTACCATCGTAGTTCGTTGACGTGACACGATACACCAAGAAGCGATGCGTACCCGGCTGGCAACCATAATGGTAAACACCAGTCTTACCCTTTTGGATCGCACCACCATCCGGCGTAAAGCCGACAATTTCGCCGTAAATCGTGAAGCCCTTCGGAATGAATTCCTGGACTTCCTTTGCGACCGTGCCCCAGATGTCGGTCGAGTAAAAATGAACGGCATCCTTCTTTGCTTCGCCATCCACACCCTTCACAACACGGCGAGACGCCCAGGTGAAACCGAATTCGTATTCCTGGATCTTCGTGCCCAGCCACTTCAGCGCACGCTCATACCACGCCAGATCACGCTTTACCAGGATGTTCGAGAAGATGGCCGACGTACCATGCCACTTCTCAGACACCGAGATTAACGTGTCCGGTTCGATACGATGAGCATTACGACGAAGCTGCGCCGTATCGATATGGAAACGGAACTGACCGTCTACCAGCTTGTCTTCGACACGAGCCTTACGGCCACGAGGCGCACAAGGATTCGACACCCGGTTACGGCGAGGAATGTACTTGTGGCAGATTTCGTGTTCGTTCACAAAATCGAATTCAGCACCAACTGGAAATTCCGACAGCGGCAGGCCCAGATACTTGAGTGAGTCCAGCGGAATCCAGAAGCCTTCCGACTTGTGACCACGGAACTTCACGACACGGACACGACCATGCTGCTCGAAAAATCCCTTCTTTTCGGGATCGGTGTTGCCAAACTCGGCCTTGCGATAGAGGTTGTTCTGACCCAGGAATTCTGCTGACAGCGCAGTCTCCGCAGGGAAATACAGACCTACCGAACCAGCTTCGACATCCTTGCTGACGATAACCTGCATACCAAAAATCAACGCAGCTTTCACGTTGTCGCACGCCTGACGGCCACCATCACCCTTTTCCAATGCAACAAACTTCGAGAGCGTTACGACAGTTGCCCCATAGTTTGTGTGCTTCAAAGTTTCAAAATTCATTTTTTAATCCTCCATCTTTTCTTCACGACAAGTGACGGTTAGTTCCGGCCAAGTCAATTCTTCGTTTTCTTTCCAATCTCTCAATAATTCCGTGTAAAACATCAGATCCCAACATCGGCGACAAGTTGAGGGCATACGGACGGACAAAACACAATCACACCGTTCCTCTCTCAACTGAACAATTTTTTCGACGACCTCTTGTTGGGTCATAGTAGATATTCAGCGACACTTTCCTCGAATTGAAGTTTCCCTCGATTGGAACTTGTCGGCTTGATCGCTCGACCCCAACCATCACAAACAAAACTCACCGAGTGAATAGCGATAACCTGCCGCCACATTTTCTTAGCCTTGAGTTCTTTCTTGGAGTTCTCTACAGCCTCGTCGTAGCTCATTGCCTGAACGATGATCTTACTATCCGAAGGACTGCAATCCTTGGTCATCGATGGCCAGTATGTAAACTTTACAATAAAGCTGACTGGCTCCGGTGGGCGCACTTCCTTCGGCCCTTCTCCACTCGATTTGAAACCACCATTCTGTTGAATCGTCATTGTTCTTAGCCTATCCCACCTTCTTCGGTTTGTCAATAGAAGATGTGTCTTTATTTTCCTTGATGATCATTCGATAACCACATCCCTGAGGACATGATGCCGATGCAAATCCCATCCGATCCAAAATATCAAAGGGAACCGGCGACTCTACGACAGCAACGTGGCCGCACGACAATATTACTGAAAGTTCGATCATGTTCCCATTCCTTTACTGGAAAAAGATTGCCACTTCTTCACACATCTCATCATCAACATACATCTGGTCCATCTTGGCAGGGCCGAGACCGTAAATGATGTAAATGGGAGTGTCACCAGGAAGATGACTATTCTCCTGCAAAAATTTCTCTAGATCAGCTTTAGTTATAGGTGATAACATTTACTTTCCTGCTTTCTTTGCTGCAATTGCTTCCTGCTTCGCTTCTTTCTTCTGAGCGATCAAGTTGCAAGCCGTCGCTACTGCGTTGATGAATGCCAGAATTGCTAAAGCACCCAAAGCCAAAGCGTGTTCATTACTGAACGTCAACGTACCTTCCAGCAGCAGCACAAAGCCGACGCTCTTGACCGGCGACGAAAACGCAGCAACACCCCACTTGAAAACTGTCAGCGCTGAGTAGACCAGACCGCCCAACACCAGAACCCATAGAGCCGGATGAACCTGAACACCATAATGCGCCGGCAAACCGCAACCGGAACGAAACTGCCGATGAGGACCCCCAAAACCGTAGCGAACATGTTGTGACGGGCAAACGCATTGGTGATCTGATCGACAACACCAAGCTGATTCACCGGAACAAACACACGAGGCTTGGAAACTTTCGGAGCAAAAGGCGAGCGAGCCGTCAGTGCATTCTTCTTGGCTGTTGTTACCGGCTTGGCCTTTTTGTCCCGGTTCATCACCAAGGTCGTTTTCGCCCTGGAAACCGTCTTCTTTACCGCAGTCTTTTTGGTCGTCTTGGTCGTTGTGCTCATGAATCAAGAATACCAAACAACTGGGTTGATGTCAATAGATGTATCTAATTTTTTTCAACTTTTTTTGAGGCTGGTTTGTGACCTTTTTCCGGCTTTCCACAATGAGCGCAGCCGGGTCCTCTATACGTGGGATGTAGAATAAATTCATGGTGCGAAGGATGGTACTTGTGCTCGGCGCAAATCTCGCAAAGTCCAAGCGTCGTGGGTTTGAAATCGTGCGGATCAAAAGTCATGACACATCGTACCACAGGTTTTCAATCTGTCATTCTTCGTTAGTCTTTTCGGACCCACCAACCAATAACAGTCAATGTAGCCAATACGAAAACGGTCGCCTCAAAAGGATGAATCGAGGCAAACGCCCAAAATTCATAAGATAGTGCGGCCCAAGTCGGGTAGTGTTCAGGATTCATTTCCACTCCAATGTGATTTTTTATTTTCCGGCCTGATTTCTTACGAAGTCAGCGGCATCGTACAAACCGTTGAAATTCGCAATCTTCACAATGGCCCGAAGATCATGTGGACCAAGATTGTCGAGATCATATTCCTGATCGGCGACGAGAACCTTCAGTTTTTCAAGTTGATCGGCGGTGCTGGCTTGCGACTGTGGCATTAGGATTCCTTTACGTAATGGACGAGTTCGTTTTCCGCCATGAGGATCAGCGTGTCGATCATTGGACGCACACCTTCATCCTGTAATGAGTGACCGGCCATCGCATTGTGCTTTTCGATTGGAGGATTAAAATTTCCACAAGCTGCCTCGAACCAAAGTTTGCGAGCCTCGATGAGTAACTCTTTTGCCTTGACCATCTTTTCGTATTGGTTCATTTCCATTCATCTACCGGCGTATTTCGTAAGAACTTGGCCGATTCCTTGATTTGGTTGGCGAGATCAATAAGTGCGTCAGCTTGATATTCCAAAGCAAACGCTGGCACATTGAAAGGCTCCTGACTTCCGGGCACGCCTTCATCCGACATACGCTGTTGCTCGACGACACGATTCTTGTGAGCCAGTTTCAACTTACGAACATGGATCGCAAAATCTCGTGTCATAAAATGAATCCGGGACACATCGTCCTGAATTTGCTTTATCGTCTTTGGAACCATGAACCAATCGTATCAGAGTTGGTCGTAAATGTCAATAGATGTATCTTCACTTTTTGGACGTATTCGTGAAGATTCGTTGATGATTCGTTTGACGTTGATTCTGATGGTCTTACGAACCTCTAGCCGGGAATAATTGAACTGTTTGTCGTTGATAACTGTGGTGCCGACAAACCAATATTTGTAGATTCCTCGGGCCAGAACGGGTTCGGCGAGTTCCCATCTGCCAAGAATCCATCCATTTGATTTTCCATTGCTGATCCGAAGTGCCCAGACAGGCCGGTCAATGTCGGTTGCTTCACAATACATCGTCTGAATTTCAAACGGTGTAGTCCGAAGCCGGGTGAGACCAAAACGTTCCTCCATACGACGGGCTGCATGTGCCGTAATAAAGAGGCAAGCATTTCCATCCCATTCCGGTTCCGCCAACGGTCTGCGTTCTCTTGGTTGTGGTTTTCCTGGTAGCGGTCTTTCGCTCATGGGCAGAATACTATCACAGACTCGGTAATATTTCCAAGAGAAAAGTTGACCTACTTGACATTCCTGAAAAATTCGCTACAATCTCCAGTGAAGCGAAAGAAATTCTCCAGAAACTTTAAGTTCTTCAGAATCTTTCTGCGGAAAATTTTATTCTGCGGAGACCAATGATCCGGCTTCACGAAGAACATTTTCATCGGTCACAGGAACCAATTCTTCTTTGTTTCCAATTTCTATGGGACTGGAAGTATTGAATCCCATGTTACCAGATTCTTCGGCAGATGGTTCAGGAATTTCATCTTCAGCCAGTTCGACCCATTCCCCAGTGTCATTCAATTTTTCGACATTGATCCATACATCTTCAGGTACTCGTTCGGTCGTGGCAAACCATTGAGAGGTTTTTGCGCCAACCTGAAGTGCAAAATCGTAGATGCCTTTCATGGCTTCTTTACTGATGCCGCAGGTGTCTTTCATGTCGTGCCAAGTAAGCGGAGCAAGCTCTCCAGGCACCAAAATACGAAATACACCGCCATCAAATTCTTTCAAAAGCTGCTGACTCATCATGATCAATTGGCCGTCAGGCAGTTTACCAACACGAAAACGAGTGCGCTCCCAAACAGGATTGCTCGAAAAAGTGACGGTCGGAACTTCATTTTCATTTTTTGGTTCGGTACGATCTGGTTCGATTGCACCTTGATGAAGGATCTTGCGGAAAATGTTGCCGGTGGTATAGTGGTAGAGAACTTCTGGTGTCTTCATGCATCCATTTAGACAGCGTTTTATGAGACAATTTCAATTAGGAAGGCGTGAAAATTTGCGTCGATGATTGTTCGTTCAAAAAATTTTGAGAGTCCGTCGATTAGATTTTCTTTGAGTGTCGGTTTGCCGTCCACGTAGAAAAGTGCCGTATAACAGGGCGAATCATCGTATACTTGGACTTGAATTCGAGGATGGGCGTAAAAGCTGAGAATAGCATCTGATGGCACCGAGAGTTCTTCGGTGAGGAAACGATCAAAGAGACAAACCATATTGCTATCTAGCACTTGATGTATCTGCTTGACAAAGTAGATGTAGATGTTTTATGATGGTTCAGGAAAGGTCTATCGAGACCGGAAGGAACAACTATGATTGAAAATTTAAACCTCGGTGAAAAAACCGATGAAGCCACAGTAATAGATTTGCTTCGCCGTTCAGGGGATCGTGTCGAAATATTGAAGACGCAGATTGCCACGTTGCAGATTGAGTATGCGGCGGAAGTAGAGACGATTACCAATCTCTACCGACAATATCAGGGCATCTTGGAGCCGATTACAATTCTGGCCGGATCTTTGATGGAAGCAAATCCTCAACCAAAGAAAAAAGACAAACGTAAGCAGAACAATCCCATCAAGAATCTTAACATCGGTGTTCGTCGCTCTTACGAGTGGAAAGAAAACGAAAACATCCCTCCTGAAAAAGCCAAGAAACTCGTCTACGCCAGTATCCTCAAAACAGCCATCAAAAAAGGTGTCCATGCAAAGTCCTGCGCCTGCGGTGGTGAGACTGAAGGATGCCCGGTAAAGGGAACCCCGGCAGTCGTCAAGGTTGCTGTGAAAGCCGACCTTCCGAAAAAGGTTGTGGCGAAAATCGAAAAAGTTCATCTCGAATACATTCAAGAATACGAAGCTCGCATTGCCATCGAAGCATTGTCGGCGACGGTCGTGCAGCCGGATCAGGTGATGATAGCGACGTAATGTATAAGCGTACTTCATTACAGACTGGTGGAAGTCGAGGCGTTCATCAAAAACATCGTCCGAAGCGTGTGAAAGAACACGGTGAGATTGTCATTCGGATGTTGGCGGGTGAACGTCTTGATCCTCCATTGCGTCTTCCTGGCGATTGGTCGTCACAGGCTGAGTGTGATTATTGTCATGAATTTTTTTGTCTTAAGGACAGCACCGTAGCCATTGTTTTGTTGGATGATTACGTAAAACAATTATTTGATCCTGTGCGCCGGTATCGATTATTTTGTTGTGAAAACCACGCCGATAATTGGGAGGTAGATGAAGAATGTCGAAGAAAAATCCGTCAGAAGTTAGACCAGGAGACGAACTGTACATAGACTCTAGTTGGTACATTGAACAGGGTGAACGTGATGTCTGCGGTGGTATTGCTATCGTAAAGAATGTGGAGCGCCATCAAGTTAGGATGAAAGTTAATCAGTGGTTTGTCACTCTCAAAGGTATCGAAGGACACATTTACAACTTGACTATTTTACTTGAACGACAGGCAGAGTTAGAAGAAGAGTTTGGTGACCGCATAGCACATAACTGTCCTGATGTGCCCGGAGCGAAGTGTCCTAATCCTATTAGTATTAGTCGTGAGTCAGTGTTAAAAGTGAGTGCCAAAGAAAAGAACACACAAAGGTGCATCTAGTTCTTGACAGGCAGGTATTGTCATGTTAGGTTTGATGTATGAATTAGGTCAAACACCTGAGTAAATGAAAGGAAAGAATGTCAAGATGAATGATCTAAACATTCCTCTCCATGAACAGCCGCTTGAGAAGTTGGTTGGTGATCATATGAACTTGAAAAGTCATTAGGTCCCGAACATTTTCTTGTGCAGCAATTGTGGGCAGAGATACGCAGACGGAATGACAAAGAAACCATCAAAACCGACGCCGGAACAGATAGCGTTCAGAGTGCAGTTGACACGAATGGACGAGTATCTGAAGCGAATAGTTAGTCTGTACGATGACTCCTCGTTGACGGCCAAGCAAAAGCAAGAACTCATTGCTGAGGAATTAGTGTCGATGCAAGAAACCGGCAAGTCAGCGTTGAGATTGGTGTTCAAGTTGTAAAACGTTAATGTACGAAATACTTGACGTTGTAGAAAATTTGTGAGTAGATTGAAAGGACCCGTATGAAATTTAACATTAGCTCTATTGGGTCGGCGCTTGGTGATGCATTATTTGATCATTCTGCTGCCGATGCCGAGAAAACCGAAACACCTGTTGCCGCTGCACCTTCGTCTTCGATTTCTCAGTCGATTCGTGGAAATGCACCGACAACTTCAACTCCGATTTTGAACGGAGCGGTCGATCCTGGCCGAGTCACTGACTTTGTGACCAAGTTCCGTGCGAAATTGGCATTGTCGCCAAATGCAGTTACAATTCAGTCGTTTCTGACGATTGCTGAGTCTCTTGAAGACGCCATCAAGGACGAAGGTGGTCGTTTTCGTGCGGCCCTGAAGACATTGGCGAAGACACAGAACATTACTCAGGCGCAATTGGCCGAAGCGTTCAATGCGATGCTCAATGTCATCGAATTAGAACACGGTAAGATCATTGGCGCAATCAAGGCCCAGACCGAAAAAGAAGTGACCACTCGTGAAAATTCGATCACTGGCATCAATAATCAGATCGAAGAACTTTCCAAGCAGCGTGATCAACTCTCTACGCAAGTGATCGAACAGCGTGCAGAGATCGGTGTCATGCAAACCAGTCTCGACACGGCAACTCAGCAAGTCACTGCCGAAATCAACGATTCGCTGAACAAGCTGAAGATTTACTCCCCGATGCCTTCCTCTGCATCGACGGCGAAGTAGTCAGCATCGAATCGAAAGGAACAACAACAAAGGAACAATATGGCAGGCGAACTTAACACACTTTCAACAGTAACTAAAGGAACTCGACCGGGAGATGGTTTAACCAAGGCTTTTAGCTACGGTATTCCAGTCGCAGCGGTCGCATTGATTCTTTACTTTTTCGGAAGCTCCATTGGCGATTACATGGTCAATGCAGTGGACAACATTTTCCATCTTTTTGTGGTTGGCATCGGTATTGCGCTGCTCGGCTGGCTTGTCGTCGATGGGCAACTGCGAAATATGGTCTTCTACTTGTATCGCTCGATGATGCGCTGGCTTACCAGTCAATTCATTAGCATCGACCCTATCGGTATCCTGAAGACTTACAAGGAACGCATGGAAGGCAAGCTGAATGAGATGAAGGAATCTCTCGATGCTCTGAAAGGGCAGCGTGTCAAGGTTCAACGTCGTCAGCAAGCCAATGATGCAGAACTGGAAAATACTTACGGTCTTTTGAATCAGGCCGTGAAAAACAACGATCAAAGCGGGATGAACATCAACAAGAAACAGGTCACCCGCCTGGAAGCGAAGAAGGCTCGCTACATCGAAGAAATGAAGCGCCTGACTTTGTTGATCACTATCATGGATCGCTACTATCATCTGTGCAGCGACACGATCATCGACATGGGCAACGAAATCAAGTTCCGTGAAGAAGAGCGTGAAGAAGCCAAGGCCGACCGTGGCGTGGTTCGTGGTGCAATGGCGATTCTCAAGGGTCTTCCTGAAAAAGACATGTGGGATGAAGCCACTGTCAAATTGGAACAAGACTATACCGCTGCGATGGGTGAAGTCGAAAACTTCCTCGACGTGACGAAAGACATTCTCAAGCAGTCCGATCTACAGGACGGCGTGGATACTGAGAAGGCTATGCAGATGTTGGACGCATGGCAGAATAAGAATGCCGGTGTACAGTTAGGCGGCAACGGCAATCAGGTAAGCAAGGCAAACATCATTTCCGACGCTACTCGTCAGATCGAAGCTACGCCTGCGGCTTTGACGATGAGCATGACGAGTGGCAAACCGATGTACGTGCCTGCACAGCAACAGACTTCCGGTGACGAATACGGCGATCTGTTTAAGAAAAAGTAAATTCGTCGAATCAATTTGAAAAGGAACAAACATATGAAAATGAAACCGCTACCGAAACTGATTTTGTTCTTGCTTGTGGTTGGTGGTCTGGTATTCGGCTATCGTCATGCCGTCTACACTGGACTCATCCCTCGCCCGAACGCACTGAAGGCTTACATCCCGGTCAAGGCCGAAGAGATCACTGCGAATGTGCTCGAAACCAACCCCGGCAACGTGAAGGCGGCTCCGCTTCCGACTTCGACGGCAGTTCAGCCATGCATGGACGGCAACATTCGTAATTGCATTGCAGGCCCCGTTCATGAGATCGAGCAATGGGCCTGGAATGCGAACGGCGGTCTGGACTATGCTGTTGGTAGCTCTGTTGGGCAGAGCGGTAAATCCAAGTTCATTCAGACCAGCAAAGGATCGTTGATGGAGAAGTATGGCGTCAACGTTCGTATCACTCGTCAGGATGACACCAATCAGATGCAAGCTGATCTGTTGGATACAGCGCAGCGTCTTGCAAGTGACCCGAATGCCAGCGGTGTGAAGTTCATTACGGACATGGGTGATGGCGATCCGGCTTTCTTTGCGACGATCAATCCGAAGTTGGCGAAGATCGCACCCGACATGATTGCAGAAGTTATCGCTACTATCGGTTACAGCCGTGGTGAGGATGGTTTCTGGGGACCGGCAGAGTGGAAGAACAACTGTGAAGCAATGCGTGGCGGTGTGACCGTTGGCGTGCTTCGTGACGGCGACTGGAATATCGCTCTGAAGAAGTTGGGTCAGTGCAACATTCCGAATAACCCGGACACTAACACCTACGACAAGACTGCGATGAACTGGATTGATTCCAAATCGTATACTGATGCGGCAGCGGACTTCGCAAACGGCGTGGCCTGTGCTGACTTCACTGTAAAGGGCATCGGTGGCGGCAAGATTCATAAATGTGCCGATGCCGTGGTTACCTGGACGCCCGGTGACGTGACTGTGGCGAAGAAGAAGGGTGGAGTCGTGCCGATCATGACCACTCAACAGTCTGCATTCCAGATGCCTTGTGTGCTTATCGGCCTTCGTCGCTGGGATCGTGCTCACAAAGAAGACATCGTAAAGATGTTGTCAGCAGCTTTCGAGGGTGCCGATCAGATGCGTGTGAATCCGGCAGCTTTGACCGAATACGGCAAGGTCGCTTACGCTCTTTATAACGAAGAGTCGGCGGATTATTGGGTTCGATACTACAAGGGTGTTACTGAACCGGATGCATTGGGTGTTCGTGTCCATCTCGGTGGTTCTTCTGTTGCCAATCTTGCCGATGCGATGCAGTCCTTCGGTTTGAACGGCGGCGTGAATCTTTTTGCTGCCACGTACAACACTTTCGGTAAGATCGATGTCCAGCAGTATCCTAACATCATGGCGACTTATCCTGCGGTTTCAGAAATTTTGGATACGCAATATGTGGCTGCGGTTGCTGCGAAGAATGTTCTGCCGACAAACAATGCCGAAGATGTCGTGGTCACGAAGTCCACGAAGTCCATGTCGAGCATTGAAGGCCGTAAGAACTACAGCATTCAGTTCTCGGTTGGCAGCGCTACGATTCTGCCGGTTTCTTACGGTGTGTTGAATCAACTCGCCGATGACATCGTATTGACCAAGTACGCCGTGGCTGCTCACGGCCATACCGACAATACCGGAAATGCCGATGCCAACGTTACGCTTTCTCAGGCTCGTGCAGATTCGGTTGCTCAATACCTGAAGAACAAGGGTGTGAAGAACATCGTTCGCACCTACGCTCATGGTCAGGAAGAGCCTCTTCATCCGAACGCAAATCAGAATTCACCTTCTGAGCGTGCATTGAACCGCCGTGTCGAAATCGTTCTCGGCACCATCGAGCAGTAAATGAATTGGGAGTCTTCCTTTGGGAGGCTCCCTTCATAGGAGAATCACATGACATACATTGGATTGAACAAGGTTCCTATTGCTGCCGGTTCACTCACCAAGATCAGTCGAGATATTTGTTTTGTTCTCACCGATCCTGGAAAGTGGGACACCAATGTGTTTCTTAAAATTTTGTGGGAGATGGCTGGCGGGATTATTGATACGATTACTCTTTATTCGACATACAAAAATCCTGAGACGGATGAACTATCTCACACATATGAAATTGTTTTTAATTGCGGCCCCTCGCACAGTAAAGTGGGATTTGCCTTTTCTTGTGATCGTGATACAGTGACAGAGTTAGTCGGCAAAATTGAAGATGAAATCGAGAGCAAAATGAACGTTAGAATTCGAGGACGCCACACTTTGTCGGACAAGAGAAATTAATGCTTTCAGTAAAGAAGGATGCCGTGAACACAACTGTCGTAGTCATGACGCCAAAGACGCCGGTCAAGCGTAAGCTGAAGGTGATGCATTGGATCTCCCCAAATAGCGTCAGAAATCAATCAACTGAAATTCTCTTGATCTGTGCTTGGATCGGCATGATGGTTTTTGCTTGGATTTCATTTGGAGCCAAGTATCTTCCTTCTCCAATGGAAGTGATTCAGGCGTTCCCGGTTTTGTGGTTCCAAGAAGGTATGGGGATTCGACTGTGGGACTCGATGCAACTGAATCTTACATCAATCGCTATCATGTTCTCGATTTCGTATCCACTTTCAATTTTGAGTGTGACGCCAGCCGGGGCAGCATTGGCGAAAATTGTAAGCCTGGGTCGTTTTAATGGATTTGTCGGACTGCCGATTGTGTTCATGTCTGTTTTTCATAGTCATGCCGACGTGAAAGTTGCGCTCTTAGTTTTTGGAATGGGTGTCTTCACAGTTTTGAGTCTGACTAAAATGATTGAAAATATTCCGAAAGATTTGTTTGATCACAGTCGGACACTTCGTATGAGTGAATGGCGAGTGGTCTGGGAAGTTGTTGTTTTGGGAACGATGGATCAAGTCATCGACATCATAGCAGTCAATGTGGCGATGGGATGGATGATGCTTCCGATGGTCGAAGGTCGTTTCCGTGATGAAGGTGGAATTGGTGCGATGATGGAGATTGAGAACAAGTACCTCAAGCTCGACCGGGTTTTCTGTGCTCTCTTTGTCATCATGCTCATTGGATTCTTTCAGGATGCGGTAATCAAGTACATCAAGAAACTAGCATGTCCTTACGCCAGCCTAGGAATGGAACGCTCATGACCATAATTTCTCCATCAGATCGTCTTTGGGATTTGGTCACAGAACTTCTTGGATGTGGTATGAAGGTAGCAGATGTCGAAGAAGTGGTGGCTGAAGCGATACAATATCATGAAGCAGAAAAGGCGAAAAAGAAATGACCAAACGGGAACTTTCGCAATTGAAAGAGGGCCGACCTGGGAGTAAACTTCTTGTCAAAGGAACGGTACGGACTCTTGGACAAGAAGTTATCGAAGTTCAATTTGATAGCTATTCGATCTGGATTCCTTTGAAAGATATCATTGTGCCAGGAAAGAAAAAGAAATGAGAACCAAGGGCCGGTATCGGAAAGTTGTCCGGGCGGTTCCTGATTTTCCTGAAGTGCAGCGACCAGGGTATAGTGGATATTGTAACTGGACTTTGTATTTGGATTGTGGGCATACGGTAAAGCGCCGATCAACCGTCAATGCAACTTGGAAGGGTTCCGAATGCGGCGAGGAAATTTGTAGAGGGCAAAAGAAGACAGTGAGCCTACCAGATCCAAAAGTGCTATTTCGGAATACGCTTGATGCTCTGATATTGGAGTGTAAGCAAAATTTGGAAAAGGAATTTTGTTTTAATTTGGCTTATTGGGATTCTCGCCAGACTACTTTGATGGAGATTCGTCAGTTGTACACAGAAACTTTTGGAGGATGAAAATGAAACCAGAAACAAAGCTCGCAAAAATTGTCCGAGACTTGAATGAGCGTGCGGAGTCCGAAAATGCTCATAGTATCGGTGGCTTGATCGACGATGTAGCTCAGGCGGTTACAAAACACGCTGGTGTCGAAGCAGCTATCAAGGTTATGCAAGACATCCGCTGGGGAAACCACTTTTAATGGGTGCCGTCATGTCATATGCAAGAACAGAAACGCTTCTCTCCGTCGAGAATGTTTCGTTGTCGTATGGATCGAATTTAATTCTTCGAGACATCAACGTTAAAATCGACAACTTGATCCGGCCTGAGCTTGCCAATGACGTGACCGGGCAGATTATCGCTTTCCTCGGACCATCAGGCATCGGTAAAACCCAGTTTCTTCGCATTCTGGCGGGGCTTCAGAAGCCGACGACAGGCAATGTATACTTGGGGCATGGTCGTACTCCGGTCGCTCCTGGCCTCGTCGGAATGGTTTCTCAGCAGTATTATCTGTATCGTAACCGTACCGTCATGAGCAATCTGATGGTTTCGGTGAAGCAGACCGGATGCAACGAAAAGAATGGTTACGAAAAATGCATGGAGATGCTGAACCGTTTTGATTTGGTCAATAAGGCTGAATTATATCCGGCGCAACTTTCTGGTGGTCAGAGACAGCGAGTCGCCATTGCCCAGCAACTTTTGTGCTCAGAACATTTTTTGTTGATGGATGAGCCAACTGCCGGATTGGATGTAAAGAACAAGAATCGAGTGGCGAAGCTCGTTCAGGAAGTTGCGAACCAGGATGATTTAAATACGATCATTATGGTGACGCATGACATTCCTTCGGCTTTGGCGATTGCAGATACGGTATGGATTATGGATCGTGAACGTGACGTAGCCGGTAATGAGATTCCTGGCGCACGTATTGTCGATACATTGGACATGATCGAATTGGGTTTCATGTGGCACCCAGATGTGAAGAGAATGCCGGGATTCATTGATTTGGTCCGTGAAATTGAAGACAGATTCGAGAACCGATGATGAAGAGCATTTTTGATTACGGTCGAGAACAGCCGCCTCCCGAACGATTCTTTCGGACGCTTTTTCGGGTAATTGCTATATCAGAAGATGGAGTCTGGTGTGATTCCTGCATGGTCGAGCCGGTGTGCCATTTTGATTGAGAAGATTCCGCTTCCAGTGAAAGTCGGAGATCGCTTTCACGGCAAGGTTTTTCTTGCTGCCGATACACACGAAGAATTATGTCCGACCGATTTTGAATAGCTTATGATTACCAAGTATGAAGTTCGGTTCCGTCTGTATCATTACAATTCCGGTCGCATGGACAACGGCTGGGAAAACGAAATCCGAATATTCAATACGCCGGAAGAAGCCTTTCAGTTATTAGCAAAGATTGAGAAAGCAATGTCCACTGAAGGTGATCGTGGCGCACAAATCGTCGAAGACCTGGGTTATTACGGCGGATTCATCGAAGAAGTTCTTGGTGTTTTCAAGGTTGAAATTACGGAGACGAAACTGTGAATTGGTTCTTGTGGTTCTCATGTGGTGGTATGACTTTCGTGGTCATGTGGTTGATCGCTCGTCGTGAAGGCCGGAAATTTGCTTTTACAGATCTTGAGAGCATCTACAGTGTGCCATTTCAAATCGGTGCGAGCATTGTGGTTTTTCTTTTGGGTCCGATTGGTTTGGCGCTAACCTTGTTGGAATTGTTAGATGAGAGTTGACAGATCGGAAAATGTGTGAGACTATATAATACAGTATGACACGAACACAGACATCAGATTAACTGCCGGGAGAGAAATCGTCCCGGCACACTTACGGGGCGTTGTTCCAACGGCTACGATATCTGACTGTCTATCAGAAAATGGGAGTTCGATTCTCCTACGCCCCGCCAAATTTTCAAATGCCAGAAAATGATCCTTGGTTCGCATTATTGCTGGATTAGTTGTAGCAGTTTTGATTTTGTTCGTAAACGGGGTGTAGGTCGAGATGGTCTAAGACGCCAGCCTGTCACGTTGGAGATGGTGGGATCGTGCCCCACACACCCCGCCAATTTTTGAAGTGCTTTATGTGGGTAGGAAAAACAAAATTCGTTGAGCCAGTCGCTAATGATATTATTGAAGCGATGCGGAAGAAGCTCGTTTCGACCGGCGTAGGCGTAACCATTCAAGGTTCTCTTGTTACGCTTCGTTGGTATGAAAATGATCGGCTCGTTCAGGTTACGATGGCTGTCAGTGATGTCGATGATGGTACGGTAGAATTTGAGGACTAATACGCCGGGTTCGCTTAGTGGTAAAGCAGTTCACTTGTAATGATCAGCCCCGAGTTCGATTCTCGGCCCCGGCTCCACAATTTATGAATGCCTCACCTTCACTCGTTAAATACATCATCTGTCATTCTGATGATGTTGTGAAAGCCAAAGAAATTTGCCCTATCGTTTACGTTGATGACTCCTTGACACCAAACGAAGCACTGATCGTCTACCAACAAATAACTAATCAAGAGCCTGGATTTATTTTCATCCCTGTTGTATAATTACGATCATGGATGACCTCATATCAAGAATATCTCGATCTGATCAAAGAAGCAGGTCAAAATGGACTCACTGCTGTTCTCGTTTTCAAACCTGATGCACGAGATGACGATGGAAGTGGTTGTCAGATTCCCGATATGATTATCAGCACAACCAATGATCCGGCTGTGATCGAAGCTCTTCTGGGTCCACAAGCGGAGGAATAATGCCCTTTGCACTTTTGATGGCTGATTATCTGAATAAAATTGACCTGGGTGATCCTCGAACTGTGGCGATGCGTGATCGTTTCAGAAAATTTTTTCATTTCAAGGCACTTCCGACGCCGATGCCTGTAAAATGCATTCATGGCAATGAGCTTTGGCAGCGTCCTTCGTGCGGTTGCGTGAAGTGTCTACATGGTAATGGACATCTACATTGGAGAAAATGTGGATGCGTCAAAAAAGGAACATAATGGCAGACACCGAACGCATAATCAAGATCAACACAGATGGCAGCATCAAGCCGCTAAACAATCCAAAACCCAGATATAAAATCTTTTTTGGTTGGTGCTTGACATCCTGAAAAAGAAGTGGTATAAAAGATACAGGGTTGGCTGTAAGGCTTTTTGGAACACTAATTAACCCTGTGATCCTGGAAGGTTCTTTGACGACCAGGGTGCGATATGGATGGTGGAAGGCACGTATACCACCCATATGGCTGAGAGACCTTCCACCAAATTTGTTTGTCTGTATAAATAAAAACGTGAAGAACATGACACATCAACACCAACACGAGCAACAGCAAGAACGTGTGGGGACTGGTGTGCAGGTTCATCGACATCAGTAACCGCCGAAATCGTCCTGATTCTCGGTTCCCCTAAAATAAACGTTCGCAAGTAGTTGCATCTTTTTGTCTGCGTGTGGTATAATTTTCAGCATGGACACTTTACCAACACTTTATCGAAAGAGTTCGACTGGAGCTTTGCTTCAGTGGCGAATTTGGACCGAAGGCAATGAGATTGTAATCGAAGCTGGACAGGTCGGTGGCAAGCTGATCACCCATCGACGGGCATGTGAAGCCAAGAACGTGGGAAAAGCGAATGCAACTACCCCGGAAATTCAGGCTGAAAATGAAGCCGTCGCCGAATGGAAGCACAAGGTTGAGCACAAGTACGTGGTCGGCGTCGAAAACGTCGGCGTGACCCGGAAGATCGAAGTGATGTTGGCTCCGAACGAAAAGTTCATTGATAAAGAACGTGGGCCAGCAAAGAGCACGAATCGTTATGCGAAGTATCCGGCGTTCGTGCAGCCGAAGTTGGATGGTGCCCGGTGTCTAGCGTATTGGGACGGCGACCGGATCGTCTTAATGACTCGTGGCGGCAAGGAATGGCAGGCTCCGCACATCAAGGCGCAGTTGGAAAAGGTGATGCCTCGTGACGCCATGTTTGACGGCGAGATGTATTTTCACGGTGTAAAGCGGCAGACGATTCAGAAGTGGTTGTCGAACAATTATCCTGAGTCGAAGAAATTGGAATTTCACATTTATGACGTTCCAATGTGCGAAGGTGAAGAAGATCGCATTCAGGAACAGCGCATCGCCGATTTGGTTGCGTTGGTTCCGGGCGATTGGATGACGGCTGATCCTGGTACGCCGCATCTGGTGAAGGTTTTGACGTTGGAAGTGGAAAACGAAGAGCAAGTGCTGGCTTTTCAAGAGAAATGCATCGAGAGTAAATTTGAAGGTTCGATGTTGCGGAATAAGCATGGCAAGTATGAGTCCGGTGTGCGCTCGAAGAATTTGTTGAAGATCAAGCTCTTTGAAGATGCCGAGTTCGAGGTTGTTGGTTTCAAGCAGGCCGAAGGTGGTCATGCCGGTTGTGTGATTTGGCAGTGTGTGGTTCCTGGGTTCAGCCTGGAAGGTAAAGAAAAAACCGGCAACTTGATGAAGACGGCCTATCGTGATGATGTTCCGGGTGTGTTCTTTGTTGTGCCGAATGGAACGTTGGCCGACCGTGCTGAGTTGTTCTTGGAAGCCGATAAGTATCTCGGTCAGCAGTTGACGGTGAAGTATCAGGGCTTCAGCCACGATGGTTTGCCGCAAATCGCCAAGGGCATTGCGTTTCGATTGCCGGAAGATATGGCTCCGGTGAAGGTAAAGAAGACACTGAGAAAGTCGTCTGAAGAGATTGCGGCGGCTGCGATTGATGCGGCCAGCTATCAGGGTCAGGCACAGTAGTAAAGGGTTTGGTGGGCGGTAATTGGGCCGCTCACCTGAATTGTGGCGATATCGTCTAACGGTTAGGACATGAGATTTTCACTCTCAGAATCGGGGTTCGATTCCCCGTATCGCTACCAAATTTTTGCGAAAGGATTTGTATGATTCCTGTTCGTGCGGTCGTAGTAGAGATGGTTGCTGTCACGATGGATGGCAGCACGATTGAGCTTCGGTGTAAGGTGAATGAGGGTCCAGAGAATTTGTTGGATCGGAGAATCACTGTCCAGCTTAATCGAGCAACTTTGGACAAGATTATTGCAATTCGGAAAGGATGATCATGAACGGCGTACCGATAAAATACGTGCAGGAATTCGTTGCTGATTCGGCGACTGTGTTTGAAACTCTATGGAAAGAGTTGGCCTGGGTGCGACGTGATCAGACGCCTCGGTCGGAGTATTATTGCAACGATTCGGGCCTGCCGTATACGTATGGGCGTGGTGCTGGCGTGCGGACTTATGAGGCGCAGCCGTGGCATCCGGTCATTACGGCGATTCGAGAGGGTGCAGAGAAGATTGCAGGATGCCGTTTTGAAGTGTGTTTCCTCAACGGCTATCGTGATGGAAGCGACCAGTTAGGCTGGCACGCCGACGACTCTCCTGAAATGGATGACGAGCGTCCTATTGCGATTGTGTCGTTGGGTGCGAGACGAGAGATTTATTTTGCACCAGCGATTAAGACTACGGCGATGGGAGAGACGACATTGACTACGGTGAAACCAGATACTACCAATGTCACGAAGTTGTGGCTTGACTCTGGTAGTTTGTGTCTGATGGAAGCCGGGATGCAGGATACACATTTTCATCGAATTCCGAAGAGTTCGATTCAGAATTGTGGTCCTCGTGTGAGTTTGACGTTTCGAGGCTTATCGGTATGAAGGCAGAAAAGGTTGAGACAGTCGGGGATCTACGGAAATTGTTGGAGAAGTATGATTCCGGCGAAAAGATTTTTGTGAGTGTAGAAACCAGTCGGGATGAAGATGGTAATCCCTGGAGACAAAGCCAAGAGCTACTTGCAGTCGGCGGCTCGAATGGTTTGGTATGTCTCATGAGTGGGTTTATAAATCCCAAAGCAACGTTGAAAGAAACGTTCGGTTAGGTTTGTTGTGGCCTTGTCGTCTAGTGGGAGGACACCTGATTCTCAGTCAGAGAACGAGAGTTCGATTCTCTCCAGGGCTACCAAAAAAGTTTATACCGGGTTAGTTCAATGGTAGAACGTGGGTCTTTGAAACCCAAGACCGTGGATCGATACCACGCCCCGGTGCCAATTTTGAAAGAGGAAACATGTTTTTGAAACGTGAGCCGTACAGATTGTTTAACAGGTTGACGGAGAATTCTAGTGGAGCAGTTGTCAGTTGGAAGGCTCCGCTTTTGGCTTACTTCATCGGCAGTATGGGCGGCGGCGCTGGATACATTTTTCTGTATTTGTTGTTCGGTCCAATGAGTTGGTTGATGGCCATTTTTGTTTCGTCCCTCTCATCTGTATTGACCGTCTGGTTATTTTGGTATTTTGCTTGAAAACTAAAATGTGAGTGGCGGTCGAACCAAAGTAGTATGGATGATGTGGTGAAATCTTGATCCTACCTAAATAGGATTATGAAGCATCGTATTATTCAGTTGTTGAAAGAAGGACGTTCGTATCGAGAGATTGAAAAAGAATTGGGTTGTGCTCGATCTACGATTAGTTATCATGCACGCCGCCATGCTGAGAATCCGTCCATAGTCTTTATGGGTCGTGATGGCGCACAGCGATATGATTGGACTGCTGTACAAAAAGAGATTGATAGAGGAGCTTCTTTTCGGGAGTGTATTAACAAATTTGGGATGAATCCGGCATCATGGTATAAGTCGGTTGAGTGTGGTCGAATCGTACCGAATATTGAGGAACGATCAGTTTCATTGTTGAATGTTTTGGTAGAGGGATCGACATACAATCGAGGACACTTGAAAAATCGTTTGATCCGAGATGGTATACTGGCGAATGAGTGTAGTGATTGTGGCCAGCAGCCGGAATGGAACGGAAAAATGTTGGTGATGGTGCTTGACCATATCAATGGGGTGAAGGATGATAACAGACTGGACAATCTTCGGCTGTTATGTCCGAATTGCAACAGTCAAACAGAAACGTTTGCTGGTCGCAATGTGAAACGAGTTTAGTTATTCCCGGTTCGTCTAATGGCAGGACAGGGGCCTCTGAAGCCTCTAATCGGAGTTCGAGTCTCTGACCGGGAGCCAAAATTTATGAGACAATTCATGCTGTTCGGTGAGTTTGAAGGTGAGATTGTTCAAGAGGTTCAAGTTCTCGAGAAGTTAATGGTCGAGCTTGGATTATCACTTGAAGAAAAGTTCGTTGACGTTGATGACATGAAAGCCGCAATTGTTTTAGAGGCGGCAGGCTGGCCCAACAACAAAGTCGTTGATCGATGGTATGTTGAGTGTCAGAAATTGTTCAGACGTTGACCATTATGGTGCTTTTAGTGTAGCGGTAGCACAACAGGCTGTGAACCTGTTAGGGAGAGTTCGAGCCTCTCATAGCACCCCAAAATTTTGTTTGTTGATCCTGTTTCAGATGTGGTACGATTACCGTTATGAAGCAAATGTACAAGTACACCACGCCGAGTGATGTCTATAACGTGTGGTTGGAAAAACAAAAATATGCCAACGGTCGAGTGGCGTTAGTATTGATGGATGCGGAGGGGCAGGTTGCCAGCGCCACGGTAAACTTGCCCGAACATGACATTCAGGCTAATGAAGTTATTATAAAGACCTGGAGCGAAAACGCAACCATGTTGGATTTTTTGATTCGTAACAGGATTTGTGCCGACACCGGACGTGAGATTACAACCGGCTTCGTCAAGGCCCGAGTCTGTAAACTTTTGATCTGAAAAGAAAGGACAACAACAGTGCCATCGTACAAAGAAATCATGAATAAGATCCGGCAGTCCAAAAATCGGATTGCCAATCTTAAAGAAGACGTTGCATTCGAGGAAAAGAACCACGAAGGTTTGATTCTCGAATTGAGTGCTCATGTCTCAAAAGAAGCTGGTGTGAACATCGGAAAGAAGCCGACCAATCCTGATTACAATTTGGAAGCAGTGACCGAGCGAATGATGTCACTCCGTAAAGTGAATTCGTCGTTCAATACCATTGCACGAATTCTAAATCATGATGGATTCAAGACCCGGTTCAATCAAGAATTTACGGCGACCAACGTTCGACAGCTTTATACGACTGCCTGTGCGAAGCAGATCGACACCGCCCCGTTGATGATGAAGGCAACGGGATAGAAAGGTTATGAGAGGGTTCGTCTAAATGGACAGGACGCCTAGCCCGGTTTGATCACCGATGGAAATGTGGGTTCAACTCCCGCACCCGCTCACTTATAAATGACCAATTCTGAAATTTGGATGTTTCTCGCAGGATCGGCTGTCGTCGGCCTGTTAATTGGATGGTTTTTGCCAAATGAAGAACGACGCAAGTTCAACGCTCAGATGAAAGCATTCAAACAGGATCAAGCCATAAGAGATGCACGAATTTCGGAATATCTAAAGTCACTAAAATAATGCAACAGTTCCCTTCCATCGACGGCAGCGCTAAGGCACCATTGGGAAAGCCTTGCATTGCTTTTTACAAGTACGATGGAAGCAACTTGCGTTGGGAATGGTCGCCGAAACAAGGCTGGCATAAGTACGGCACCAAGCATCAGTTGTTCGATGAGTCTGATCCGTTGTATGCCAAAGCAATTCCAATTTTCAAAGACACATTGGGCGATGAGATCGTGCGTCGGGTGAAACATTTGGAGCGAGGCATCCAACGCATCACAGTTTTCACAGAATTTTTCGGCCCCAACAGTTTTGCCGGTCAACATGATCCTAACGATTTGATGGAACTTCGTCTGATCGATGCATTCTTGTTCAAACGTGGTTTCATGGCCCCTAGAACATTCCTGAAGACGTTCGGTGACATGCCCCAAGCTGCACAGGTAGTCTACGAAGGCAACCTCAACAAGCAGTTCATTGACGATGTGCGAAAAGGGGTGTATCCTGTATGGGAAGGCGTCGTGGCAAAGGGTGATGGTTTCCAGGTGAAGATCAAAACTGATGCCTACTTCAAGAAGCTAAATGAAGTTTACGGCACAGAGTATCGTAACTATTGGGAATGATGTTTCTAAAGAACTGGCCTTCGGTGAAAATTACTGAAGTGATCAGACCGGCGCTAAATGGTTATCCTAACGTGGTGCGAGGCGAGTGTGGACATACCATCCTGACCAATCGAACGACGACGGTAAGATGCCTGGAATGCTATACTAAACAAGAGGACAAATGACTGGACGAAACAAAGCAAGACCGTGTGTTATTGGCTGCGGTAAAGTAACCCGGCACATGGAAAACGGGCAATATTACTGCAAGAATCATCGGAAGGAACCAATTAAGGGAAGGAAAGCATGAGCGAGAACATTGTAGAATTGACTGACGCAAATTTTGAGGAAGAAGTACTGAAGTCTGAGTTACCCGTCCTGGTGGATTTTTGGGCACCCTGGTGTGGTCCGTGTGTGAAGCTGACGCCAGTTTTGGAAATCGTAGCGAACGATATTGCCGGTGCAGTGAAAGTTGGTAAATTGAACATTGACGAAAATCCAATCCAGACCGAGCAGTTCAAAATCCGGTCCATTCCCGCCTTGGCTCTGTTCAAAGGCGGGGTTGAAGTTTCACGATATGACGGTCCAAGAACACCGACCGATCTTTTGAAGTATTTGGCAACCCCAATAAATGGATAAACTGATTTTCGATACATTACGGACGTGGATGGTAGCAAAGAAAGCTGCCAGTGTGAATGCACGTCTGATTACTGAATCGAATTTCAAAGATAGTGTGATGAAAGAGTGTGCCGAGCGCATGAAGACGTTAGGACGTGCTGAACAGGACTTGTATGACCTAGAGGACCGAAAGGATCTTCCAGCGCCTCTGACGACGTTTCTACGCTCTCGGCATGATATGGGCTGTACTTTATGCATGTACAGTAGTTTCATGCCGAGTCATCTTGAATGTTCTCGCAAAATCGAACATTACTTTAGATCTCAAGAAGAGCTTCTTATCTACGCCTCAATGTTGACAGAATAGGAATATGTGGTGTGATAAATTCATGTCACACACATCCATTTTCCTTGGCGGTACTGTCGGATCTACCACATGGCGGTCCACTTTCATTGATGATCTTGTAGCTGCTGGTGTTCCGGCAGAATCCCTTTATAATCCTGTAGTTCCTGATTGGACACCGGAATGTCAAGTCGCAGAAGATCAGGCAAAACGTGAGGCGCAATATAACCTCTTTTACATCTGCTCTCCGAACCCCGGCGATGCGACACATGTTTCTGTCTACAGCATTGTCGAGGCTGTGATGGGCTTGTACGATAAGCCAAGTACTACTGTGATTGTGTTCGACAACAGAGAGTACAGCGGCCATCTCTTAAAAGCTCTGAAGAAGACTGAAAAGGATCTTCGTGAAAGGTTTCCGACTGCGAACATTTTCTCTTCGTATGAAGAAGCTGTAAGTTATTTTTCTGCACGCCTGGGTAAGCATGTTGCAGTTTTAGCTTAGTCTAAATCCAAGCATGAAAGTAATTTTCCGATTTCCAGCAGTCAACAAGAAACAGATCATTGATGCACTTGAAATTGGAGCCATGCAGTTTTTCAATTGGGGTCTTTGTACAATCTCATGGAGAGCCGTCGCACAGGCTAACGTTCTGGCGGCTATCATCACAGATACAACACTGGCCTCATTGACATTTTTTGTGATCAAGAAAATGATGAAAGGCAAAGATGAGGACACTTTTATTCAATGGATCGGTTATACTGCCGGTGGTGTTCTTGGTACGGTGACCGGCATCTATTCGTCTTTGTTCTTTCTCGGAAAATAATACTTGACACTGTGACTGGGTGTGGTATTCTAAATAAGTCAGAGTGAGCCGCCTGGGTTTCTGTTCTCTTTCTGCAAAAAAGGCGATGTGGTTCGATTCCATACCGCAGTCAGTAGTAATATTGATTGCGTCCGGGCGGTAGTTACAAGCGGAGACCTACATATTTGTTCGCTCTACACAATTTTTGCGTGTATAGATAGTAAAGCAGTGATGAGCCGAAGATGTTGGTTATCAGCGTTCTTTTAAGATGCCAGGAAAACCCGACATTGAAAAATTTGTTCATTGCGAAAGTTTTTGCGGTATAGTTCAGCCCGGTAGAACGCTTGCCTCATAAGCAAGAAGTCGATGGATCGAAGCCATCTGCCGCAACCAGAATGCCTCATAAGTGTAAGATCAAACAGAAAGAGAGTGCTCATCGGCATTATTTGAATAACAAAGCCAAGTTAAAAGCTAGGGCATTGATTCATAATCGTGCTACGAAAGAGCGTCTTCTGTTGTTGGTTAGAACTTTGAAAGAGGCGAGTGGATGCGTAGAATGTGGGATCAAGGATTTTAGAGTTCTTGATTTTCATCATTTGCGTGATAAAGTAGCAAACGTGGCCGATGCGGTTCGTAAATGTTGGAGCGAAGCTAGGGTACGTGCTGAGATTGCAAAATGTGAAGTTCTGTGTGCCAATTGCCACAGGATAGAAACATATGAGAATTTCCTGCCGGAAAAACGGCATTCCGTAGCGTTGCAGTTGTTCGTAGATGCGAACCGAGCTTTACGGTGACTGATGATCCTCAGTGCGGAATCTATGCATGGGTTTCGTACCATAATGACTGAAGGCGAGAGGACGTAGGCAGGAATACAAGTTTACCGTAGAGCGCAGTATGCTCCGGTTTCGATTTGCGGGTGAGTGGAACGGACAACCATTCAAGACTCATAACCTTGAGATACTAGGTTCGACTCCTAGATCCGCTACCAATTTTAGTCGGTTAGCTCAGTTGGTTAGAGCAACTCCTTTACACGGAGAAGGCCCTCGGTTCGAGTCCGAGACTGACTACCAGATTTTCTCCTGTAGTTTAAGCTAGAACGATGGCTAAAAAGTCGTGCGAACGGTAATATGGAGCCAGAAGTGAAGGAAGATCCTTTCGGGAGATAGAGTTTTGTTCGAGCCGTAGTTTAGGGTTATCATTCCAAACAGTAGGCCGCAGGTTCGAGTCCTGTCTTCCATCTAGGCGTGCGAACGTTAACGTTGGATGTAGCTCAGTTGGTAGAGCGACCGTCACAAATTTCCTTAGGCGATCATTTGTTCGGACAATAAATTTGAATGGCACTGTACGAATACGTTTGTGAAAAGTGCGGAGAAATATTTGAAGTTCGACAACGAATGGATGATGCACCGCTTGACAGACATGAGTGCGGTGGTAAGCTGGAGAAGTTGATGTCGCCTGTTGCGATTCACTTCAAAGGATCGGGGTTCTACGAGACCGATTATAAAAACAAGTAGAAGAGTTTAGTGTGAGCCGTTGATTGGTAGGTTATCTATTGGTTTGGAACGTCATTATCCGCAAGGGTAATGAAAGAGTGGGGTCGAATCCTCACCGCTCGTAAAGGTCTCGGCCTGGGCGAAGTTCAGCAAAACTTGAAAAGAGTGAGCATTCCCTACTGTCGCCATTTGTTCGCACCAAAATTTTCGTGAGCCGTTTGTTGTCCGTTATCGTCTATAAAACGAGCGATGTGGGTTCGAGTCCCGCTGCTGGGTAAAACTAGTATCGTCTAATGGTTAAGATGCTAAACCTCGGATGGCGCTTATTTGTTCACGATTCAAGTTTGATTCGAGCCGTTCGTGATGGGTTATCGCCTATTAAGCGGGTGGTTATGGGTTCGAGTCCCATCGTCCTCCCAAAATTATTATGGAGGACGTAGCTCAATGGTAGAGCACCTAACAACATCCATTGCTCCCATTTGTTCGGATCAAAAATTTCTCGACTCCTGAGTGTATGGAATCGGTTCGCCGACAACTCCATTTGAGGAGAATCCGGCTGGCAGACCTGGGTTAAAAAGTCTGTCACGAACGTCTCTCGAAAGAGTAATCTGTTAGAGTAATCGAAACAGGCTAAAACGTTCCCGCTTGTGGACGGGGCAGCAAAGTCATCGTAAGATGGTCGGATGCTTCCACTAAAATTTATTCTTTATCGAGTAGCTGACAGTCAGTTCCCCGGCCTTAATTGGTTCGGCAAGTATCGTGACATACTGTGAAAGAATAGCGTAGCCTGCACGAGACGTAGGCTGACCAACCGGGAAAGTTTAGCGGTTGACTTTGGCAGGATTGGAAACAGTAGAATCCTGCGGCCATCAAAAGGGGGTGTTTTCGCAGCACCCCTTTACAACTCAACAAAAATACAGTATCATCAAAGCATGTTGACACACCAAGTAACTCTTGACGAGCCAGAGATCAAATTAGCAATTAAACAATATCTAATCCGCAAAAATCTTAAGTGTGACATCAAAGATATTGATTTCTCTCTTCCAGAGGTAGAACATGGTGGCATCGTTTTTGTTCGTGCAATGGCAACGGTCGAACAATGCTCATACGAGCCAAACAACACTTGGGGATCGGGACGAGATTAAAAGGACATTATGAAACTTGCAGAAGCATTGCTCGAAAAGAAAGCCTTGGGCGCACGTATTACAGACCTGAACCGTCGTTTTTCAGAAGCAGCATTAGTTGAAGAACCAACGATTGGTCTCGGGCTACCCGGTCTTGTAGCCGATGACGATGAAAGAGAAGACGCTGCTGCACTGTTAATCTCTCTTCATAGTGCATTTCATCGTTGGGAAGCACTGACGGTTTCCATCAACACTTCCAACAATTCTACGATGGTCGGCGAACGAACCATGATGCAGGCGCTTGCTCATCGTGATGCCTTGAAATCGCAGATCCAACATTTTGCAAATATCAAAGAGCAAATTCGTGGGCGTAATCAGTCTCGCCGCATGTACGGTGAGAACGCTCCGAAAATGCTCGTGGCTCCTGGTGTCAGCTTGGCCTATTTTACCAAGCTCGTCGATGACCTGAGTCAAGAACTTCGTCTGCTCGATACGTCGATTCAAGCGGCAAACTGGGCATTCGATTTGGTGGAGTAATATCCATCGCTGTGGGCGTAGCCGGGTGACTAATAGCATCCGGCCACGTTATAAACTATGACTGCAAAAGAAGCTGCCGCCGCAACCAAAAAAGCCAATCAACTCGCCTGGGAAAAGAGTGAGGCCGACCGGATCAGGCGGGAAGAAGAAACCAAAAAATTTCAATTGGACTTGAAAGACAAGTATCCAAAAGAGATGGTCGAAAAGATTCACAAGAAAATTGAAGAAGCTGCCAGCAAAGGTCTTCAATCTTTAGAAGTCTCTCCTGATTGGTGGAAAGATGATAATGGACGGGTTGTCACTACTGCCGCTAGACAACTACTAGAAAACGAAGGGTATCATGTGGCCCTTATTTCCAAATACTATCCAGAATATAAGGACACTGCCGCCAGTTGTGGTGAAGGTGACTACTCTCATGCTGCCTACACCGAATGGACTTTATTAATCAAGTGGTAAAGGTCTAAATAATTACACTTAATGGCATATCAACCAAGAACCCCACGACCAAAAATCAAAGATAACGTAAACGAAGGTATCCGGTTTCCTGAAGTTCGGACAATCTTCCCAGATGGCTCCAACGTCATCCTTCCAACCAATCAAGCAATCCAACGAGCCAGAGCACTCAACCTTGATCTCATCTGCATTTCTCCAACTGCCAAGCCGCCCGTCGCCAAAGTTATGGACCACGGTAAGTATTTGTTTGAAGAGAAAAAGAAAAAACAAGAAGCAAAGCGTCACCAACACGTCACCGTCATCAAAGAACTGAAGTTCCGGCCAAACACTGACGATCACGATTACGATTTCAAAAAGAAACATGCAATTGAATTCCTGAAAGACGGCAACAAAGTCCGAGCCGTCGTTCAGTTCCGTGGCCGAGAGATCGCTCATACCAACATTGGATACGATCTTCTCAAACGTCTCATTGCCGACCTGGAGCCATTTGGAAAGCCTGAATCGATTCCACGTCAAGATGGCAAACTCGCTGTCGCTCTGATTGCGCCTGTCAAACAATCGTGATAGAATGATTTCATGATTGAAGAATTCATGAAGAGGAATTCGGTTCCTTGGTGGTCTATTCCAGTAGCTTTCGGCGTGGGTGGTTTGTTAACATTGACCATAGCAGTATTACTGGTTTATGCAGGTGGTTGTCAATGACTTACAAATCTCTCGCCAAGCAGATTCGTACCAAAGAAATTCTCAAGCAAAAACTTACTAGGGAATTGAACGCCGAGATCGAAGCTCTTAAGGCTGAGTGTACGCACAAAGTTGTTGTTACTCTACACTCCTACTACGGTGGTTCGTATTCCTGGGACAACGACGACTGGCATCCTGAAACTCGTATGTGTCTGGTCTGTGGTAAAATTGAATCGGTCAATAAGAAACCAGTCGAAGGCGATTTCAAGATCCTTCACAATCCGATCAAGCGAATGGAAATCAGCAAAGGGTTTTACGAAACGCCTCTTGGACATCCTCTGTTGGTTACGCCACTCAAAGATACATTGGACTTTATTGCCAAAAATGGATACTAAATCAACTTTCAATCAGACCTTTCTTTCGGCCTGTCCCGTCTGTCAGTGCGAATCTACAAATTTCCCGGCGACCTGTCCCTATTGCAATATCGACATGATTGAAAAATCTCAGGACCCACTATGATCTGGCTCGTACAAAATGCAATGTTTGGTGACGAATTTGGGATCGACCAATTCACAGCCGCTATCGATGCAACTGGCGACCGCCGTATCCAACTCGACTATGTGTTCTGGGAATCCACGATTGATCTCAAGCTCACCGACACTGTACCAAGCGAACTGATTCCTTTTGGTACACGATCCTTCGTCGCCTATGCAATGAAACAAGGATGGAAAGTGTTCTGGGACAAAAGTTACGAATACTCCAGCCTGCTTGCTCTTGGCGAAGAATTCATCAACTACGACATGACGGTTGGTCCGCTCGACAAGTTGGTGGTTCCAGACCAAGGCAAAATTTATATTCGTGAAGCTGCCGGATTTAACATCATCAAAGGCAAAGTTATCAACGCCTATGCATGGCCGGATTGGGTTCGTGGTTTTACAGAAGATCGAGAAAACGATTCTAATCCACATCATCACGACTGGCATCCGATCAATGGCGATTCTCTGTTCGTCACTGCGCCGGTCAAAACGATCACTGATGAATGGCGAGTCTGGGTCATTAACGGTGAAGTAGTCTCAGCTTCCCAATACGTCCGCAATGGTGACATTCAGTATTCCAATGCCGACGAGAATTGGTACGTCACCAGCTACGCCCAACGCATGGTAGAAAAGTTCCCCTTCGCTACTGACAGCTACGTCATTGACATTTTTAAGACTGACAAAGGACTCAAAGTCGGCGAAATCAACTGTCTGCATTGTTCCGGTTGGTATCACGTCAATCCTCAGAAAGTAGTACACGCTCTTTCTAAATAGGCGTGTGGCACTCAAACAAAAAGACAAAGTAGTCAACGAAGGCAATCTAGCAGAAGGTGTGCTTGGTGCCGCCATCGTAGCCAAACTCATTCTCCGTAAGCCAAACGGTCAAATCGGCAAAGTCACGTCTTCAGATGTCATGAAAGCTCTGAAGGTCATGCAGAAGGCTCCTCTCACACCAAAAGGCAGCACCAAGTCTCAAGTTAAAATGGACATGGGCGGTACAGCTAAAGACAAAATCGTCTTCCTGCTGAATCTTGGTAAACGCATGATGGCCGACTTAAGAGCATTGGACCTGAAACTCCTGGCTCGTGTCGGTGATGCTGCTGCTTCTTATGTCAACTCTCCTCGTATTGAAGCTCTGGCCGAAGCGATGTATCAGAACAACATCGACAACAAACTTGAGATTGATGTTGATGGAATTTCAAACAACACTGGAACCAAAGCCGATATTACCGTAAAAACTGACAAGTACATCTTCGAGAAAATTTCATTGAAAGCCGGTGCCAAGAAATCAGGAAAGACACTGGGACAAGTTGGCGGTAATTCTTGGTCTTCGGTTTTACGCCTGTTCAATGAAGGATACAACGAACGAACTAAGTCGAAGGATGTCGGCCTGATGCTTCCCCTGGCGACCAAGACCAATGAAGATCGGTACATGAAATTGATCACCGAAAGTCCGACACATGGAACCGTAGCGAAAGCCGTTGGATGGGCGTATCAGACAGCGGAAAAATTGTTCAATTCGTCGCCAGCCGGGAAGTTGTCACAGTCGGTGTATAAATTCTTGCAGACTCATTCGACAAAGGGTGATTCAGACATCAAGATCGTCATGTTGCACTTGGGGCAGCATCGGACTTTGGACCCTTTGAAATTGGAAGATGCATTGAAAAAAGTGAAAATGCGTGCCGTCGTTCGTACCGATACGCAATGGCCGGTCTTCATTGTGTTCGATGCTTTTTACAATTTGAATGTGAAGGCTGAAACTGGAATTTCGATGCCATCTTCTATACCGTTGGTGCCGACGACAGTTTATCATCCGGCAGTGCTGTTTGCGATTCGACCAAAAAAGATCGGTCCCGAAGACGCTGGATACGTGGCTCATTTAGTGGAGGGCGGTCCTAGGTTCGACAGTTTGCTTGAAGAAAAAAATGAAAGAATACAAACCGTGTAAACAATACAGACCGAAAAAACCACTAGAAACGTTTGATGGACATGCGTGTGTGAAGTGTGGTGCCACAACTCGATATGTAAGCACAAAAAAGTGTGTGGCGTGCCGACGAGCAACGAAACAAACGCCTAGACATAAAAGTTACCTTGCACATTGGCGTAAGGTAAACGGTCCAAAATCTAGACGAATGCATAAGTATGGAATTACACCAGAAACTTTCGATTTGATATTTGCAGAACAAGGTGGCTGCTGTGCAATTTGTAAGGTGGTATTGGATCGAGTCACTAGGAAAACGATTCCTAATGTGGATCATTCTCACGTAACTAACAAGGTCAGAGGGATTTTGTGTCTAACATGTAATGTATTGTTGGGGAATGTTCAAGATGATCCCAAGATTTTAAAAGAAGCAATATTGTATTTGGAGAAACAACAATCATGAGCCAAAATAGACACTGGAGAAATGGAGTGCATCGCCGCCGCTGGACGTGCCCGAAGCACAAAGAAGGAATTCGTAAGACCGTCGTCGGAAAACCATGCCCGACTTGTGGAGCGACATCGGAATCCATTGCCGCTGAACGGGACGCTAGACAGAACGAAAAAGGTGTGCTAGAGTAGTTTCGTGGAGGTCGGGCTTAAAGGCGAACGATCCGTCGAAGTGATGCTACGACGTAAACCAAGCGTGACAAATTACATACTCGAACATATGACCGTATTGCGTATTGTGTAACGTGTATTGTGTATCCCCGCAAGGGTCGTATGGCGTAAAACGTAATACCCGATCATTGATTTCTGGTCGGCCTTCACGAAAGTACTTGACAAAGTTTTTGAAATTATGTAAAGATGTTGGTGACCGAACTTCAAAAACAAAAGGAACACAATGCTAGAATTTTTCCGACTCGAAAATTTGATTCTGCCTGCAAATCAGATCAAGTCCGTCACCACACCGCCCGATCCGAAGAATCCAAATGAATCCATCGTCCGTGTCGCCATTCTCGCTCTGACCGACACTTTCGATTTTGACGGCCAAGCTGCTGCTCGTGTCTATGAGGAGCTTCAGGGCTTCGTTCCAGCACCCAAGCCGAACGCTCCCAGCAAGATCGTCGTGACCGTGAATGGCGCTTCCGTGAATCCCGTATCCCTCCTGCTTCCCGGCGAAGAGGTCTCCAGCATCGTTACCATCGACGGCCAAGCCATTCCGACCGACTCCATCGAATGGGCCGATCTCGCAACCAACTTCGACGAAGGCATCGGCGTGGAATTGCGGTTGAGCACCGATCCGCAAGGCGAAACCCGCAAGTACATCCTCGAAAAGGCCAGTCAAGCATATGACGCTTTGGATGCCCTGGCTCCGCAGCAGCAAGTGGCGACGGCCTAACGGCTTCGTCATTCCGAAATCTCCGATCAAGGAAAACACATGACCTCCACAAACAAATTCGCTATCGCAACACTCATGGCGCTTGTGTTTCTGAGCACCGCCTGCACGACTTACGTTCAACAGCCGGTCGCACAAGGACAAGGTGCTCCGGTCTACGATCCCGGTTACAATCCCGACAACGTGATCGCCGATGCAATTTTGACGGCGGCGATTCTGAATGGCGTCAACGGTTACTACGGTCCCGGCCACGTCTTCTATCCCTCGGTGATGTACGGTGGCGTTCCTGGTTACTATGTCGGCGGCGTGTTCCACACTTCGACCACATATCGCACAACCATCGTTAACAATTACCAGCATGATCGCATCGTTCCGCCTGCACAGCGCACGGTGGTCGTTGCGAATGCGCCTTCCAAGCCTCTGTACACTGCGCCTGTGAAAGACGGCAAACCCCAATTCGGACAGCAAGCCGGTGGAATGACTCGTGGTCCTGCGACAGTCGTGAATAACACCACGGTGAACAACACGACCACAAAGCCTCAGTTCGGTTCTCAAGCCGGTGGAATGACTCGTGGTCCTGCGTCATCGCAGCCGACTGGCAAGCCGCAGCTTGGCTCTCAAAGTGGCGGTATGACACGCAGCCCATCGACACCATCACCGTCGAGATCGCCTGCCTCATCCAGTTCGTCTCGCAGCAGCCGAAAGTAGTTTTATGTGGGAAGCACTTCGTCATTGGGAACATGTAAAGGTTGATTGGCAATTCGATCATCCGTTCTTCTCGACGGTGCTTCCCATTTTTGTATGACGGTCTATGCGTATTTTTATTCAGGAAGAGATAATGCCACAATTAAATCGTCAGTATGTTACCATTAGCCCTCGTCGTGGACCGTCTCTCAAAAAGAGATTGGAACAATGGCTTTGGACTCTTGGTACATTGGTACTTGCATTAGTTCCTACTTGGATCTGGTTGATCGTCTATAAAATTCTTGATCCATCCAACTTCATCGAAAAGTTTTTGGTCTTCGGTGCTGGCGTCTGGATCGGTGGTGGCATTCAAGTTTTTGCGTTGATTGCCTGGGCGGTCTTTTTGGTTTCTATGGTGTGGGACTGATGGCTGGATCGCCTTTCACAGAACAAGACATAAGAAACGTTCGCATCATTGGATGGTCCGGTCTGGTAATTTGTTGTGTCGTTGTTCTGGTTTTTGCTTTGGTGAATCTTCTCAGTAATCATCCTTCTACCAGCAAGCATGACATCGAGGCCGACCTGTACCGGCAGCATTTTGAAGAAGAGATCAAGACGTGTACAGCAAAAGGTGGCGTGCCTATTCGTGACCTGTTTGGTGTTAAGCTCAAAGATTGTAAATTTCCTCCAGGAGTCGCAACAAAATGACCGAAGAGAAGACCAGTTTTGATTTTACGACCAACTGCGCCGAATTGGAACAAGCCGCCGAATACCAAGGTGATTTGACCGTCGAAGAGATGGAGCGTGCGATGCGAAACTTTTGCTCCCAATGCGGCCAGAAGTACACCGACTGGGCGTGTGGGTTCGGGCACGGCTCTATGAGAATGGTGCGCCAGCGAATTCTCAATGCTATGAAAAAGAATTCTGAAAAGACCTCTTGACAGGATTCCAAAAGACTGCTAGTATAAATAGTGTCAGATCATTAAAGATCGACTGGGAAACAAGAAAATGAAAAACGTACTCTTATCAACGCCAAGCTCATCGCCACTTACTGTGGTAGGTTTGCCGTTGTCCCCGTCGAGCCTACCTAGTTTGCTGTCGTAACTCTCCCTGAGTTGCTTCGAGACAGCTAAATCAAAACAGTAAAAATATCGTTTCGTGTGTGTCTGTAGTGACAGCGTACACCATGAACAAATTCCAGTGTGTGGTGAAATCTGGTATCACTTGCCGTTTGGGGCGGTAAATTCTCAGTTCAAATCTGAGCACGCTGACCAAGTTTCAGTCTATGGGGAAAGAGTATCCTTCCTGATTTGGATTCAGGGGTTCTTCGTGCGAATCGAAGTAGGCTGACATCAAGCGTCGAGCGAAGTGTGCTCCGCTTATCGAAGCTAGAGGGATTGTAGGTATGACCTGTATTGTGGACTGGGCAACCTTCATTTTAGCCGAGTGGCGGAATGGCATACGCAGCCGTCTCAGAAGCGGTTCCCGCAAGGGTTGAGGGTTCGAGTCCCTCCTTGGCTACACAGTTTGATGTAGGCCGTCTAATAAGCGGCGTGAGGCATTTCATCAGGATAACTCTGATGGGATCGAAGAGAGGCGAAGACTGCATTTATGTCGTCATTACCCGAAGCCAATGAGTTTGAGTACGAGCCGTAGGTAGTTGGTTATCAGGCACCGCCGTCCCTCTGGGGCGTCCTGGTTCAAGTCCAGGGCACTCGACATGCGAAAGCAGAATTTTCGAGTGTTGGCGGAATGGTAGACGCAGCGGTATTAATCCGACTATTCGATTATTTGTTCGTACTCATTTAAATTTGTTCTTACGGCGGCTCAGAGTAACGACCGTAAGCAGGGTAGCTGTACTGATGTGTCAGAATAGTCGAGTGGAGTGAAAAGCTCCCACAAGTTTATTGCCGGGTGGCGGAATTTGGCAGACGCACAACGTTGAGATCGTCGGCCCGTAAGGGAGAGTCCCATCCTGGCAACCAAAGTTTGAAAGGAAGTTGTATGACTGATAACAATTATTATTGTACGCATCCGAGTGGGTGTGGTCATGAGGGTACAGTCGAGTTACATCCCTGCCCATTTGACGAAGAAATTCATCCCAACTCTGTGACGATGTGTAATTGTTGTCCTGATTGTGAACGCAGTTGTGCATACGACATTTAACGAGTTTAGAGGGTACGGGCGCTTGGTGTGCCAACGGTCTTGAAAACCGTCGCTCCGGTGATGAGCCGGATGGGATTTCGATTATTCTACCCTCTGCCATTTTTATGTTGGTTATGAAATCAGTAAGGGACCGTCGTTGGGATAGATTTCTACCCGAACGGTCTACCAACATTCCGAGTTAAATCCTGATGTAGGCATAAAGGAATGCCGCCAGCAAACACGGTGCTGGAGAATCATGGTGGGTCTTAGGACAGCACCGCCCATGCTCAGGTCCATTTTCAGGAAGAAGGGGAGTCTGGTTGCCCCACTCCATTCGGATTGGAGAAATTCGTGAGTTCAAATCTCACCTTCCTGACATTAGCGGTTGAGCCATTGCTCCCGCACATTTTTCGCCGAGTGGTGAAACGGCAGACACGCTAGGTTGAGGGCCTAGTGTCCGCAAGGACGTGACGGTTCAAATCCGTCCTCGGCGACCATATTTGACATCTGAAATTAGGTGTCTAAATGCTGATATGAATACATGTCAGCATTGTGGGAGGATCATATCAACAGGAAAAGCGAAAACGTGTCAACCATGTTACCACACACGTAATCGTAAATATTCTTTTGATGAATTGAGTAGAGCAATTTCTGGCAATCAAACGTGGCGTGAAGTTTGCTTAGTTTTGGGAGTGCAGGTGTGTGGTTCTCGGTATACCTATCTTCGAGGGCGTGCTAAATTTTTTGGGATTTCTTTTGAACATCTAGATGCGGCGCTTATTAAGTCACTGGGTGCGAAGAGAAAATATACAAAGGAATATTTGGTTCCATTGGTAGCTGCATCACAGACATGGTTAGAATTGTGTACGTTGGTTAAGATCCAGCCAGGAAATAACAATTTTAACAAATTGCGTCGTAGAGTTATAGAACTGGGGGTAGAACATTCTCATTTTATTGAGAAACCGCCGTATAAACGAAAAGCAATTACAGAATATTTGTGTATTGGTTCCACAATAAGTTCAGCGGCTTTGCGAGAACGTTTGATACAAGAAGGTATCAAGCAAAGAAAATGTGAGGATTGTGGAATTAGTGACTGGAGAGGATATCCGGCTCCGCTTGAGTTGGATCATATTGATAGTAATCCTATGAATAATGAACTTGAGAATCTTAGGATTCGCTGTTCAAATTGTCATGGAGTAAAAACTCGTTGGCTCCGGTCTGAAGCGGCATTGGAGAGAAAGTTGGGTGAAGTACACGAAAAGCTATTTGACGATTCGGAGGCAGACGAATATGACGATACAGACGTATGTGAAGAAGAACTATGGCAAGTTGCCGAAGAGCACCTTTATTGATCATGGTTCTGAAAAAGAGTTGGTCATCGTAGAAGAGATCAACAATTGGGACGAGGGTTACGGCCACCATTGCTATGAAGGCATTGGTGTAGATGCTGAAGGAATGGTTTTTTCGTGCCACTCAGGTGGATGCTCATGTAATTGTGATGTGAGCTTCGGTGAATCTATGACGGATTTGTCGAATTTGAAGTGGCAGGATATCGAGTTCGAGAGGCTTCGAGTAGATTTTTCGAGCTACGATTAATGATTTTGGCCCTGTGGGGGAACAGCAGACCCGCTGGTCTTAGAAACCAGTGTCGAAAGACGTGAGAGTGCGAATCTCTCCGGGGCCACCAAAATTTTGAAGAGGAAGTATGCAAGCAATAGTATTTGACAGGACGAAGGAAATACATCTAAACGATTATCCCGGCAATGGATTTTCTTGTTGCTTTGGATGTAGTTGTGAGCGTCATGATTTTCGAGGGAAGCCGGTTTCGTTGAATGAAATTCTTGACGTGTTGAATGGAAAATTTGGTCCTGGGTACTTTAGCATACGGAAAGGATAATGCCTGAGTGGGAAACGGTTGAAGAATATTGGGCGCTGTTGTGCGTTCGGTGTGGACATCGGAATGACGAGCATCGAATGTGTTGTATGTGTGGCTCGTGCGATCTTCCCTGCTTGATTGATGGCTGTGGATGTGTTAGATTTGATCCAGGAGATGATGTATGAAAACTTTGGGTGAAATCGCATATGACGCATTTGCAGCAGGCGTGGGATTGACCTGTCCGTGGTTAAGACTGTCGGATCAAAACAAAGCCGCCTGGGAAAGCGTAGCAGTGAAAGTTGTAGCTGCTGTGCGTACCGACGAGCACTAAAAAGTTTGGGCGAGTGGCGGAATGGCAGACGCAGTGGCCTCAAAAGCCACCGTCCGTAAGGACATGTGGGTTCGACTCCCACCTTGCCCACCAAATTTTATGAAAGTCACAGTTGATTTTGAAGAGCGTGAAGCTGGCGTGTTGATGGGTCTGGCGGTTGATAAAGAATTGTCGCCGCAACGTGTGATCATCAGTGCGCTTCGTGTGTATCAGTTGGTCGAAATGAAAATGGCTGCTGATCCCGAATGGATGCAAAAGAATTTGATGGGTCCACGAATGGATAAATTGTCACCATTCGAGATCATCAAATAACATGGCCGAGTGGGGGAACTGGCAGACCCGGCGCACTTAAAATGCGTTGTCGAAAGACGTGACGGTTCGAGTCCGTCCTTGGCTACCAAAATTTATGAGAGAAGATGATGCAATTTTGTTGTTTTTCTGGACGATACTTTTGGTGTTGATCATCATTGCGCCGAAGCCGTGGAGAAGGTGAGATGAATCTTTTTCAGATGGGAAGTTTTCGGCTGACAAGTGGCATGGAAGCGTCGTACAAAATTGAATGTGATGCGCTAACTGACGATGATTGGACGTGTATTGCGTACCTGTTGTTTCAGAAGCTAGATCCATTTGGTTACTGTGAAGGTGTCCCGAGGGGTGGGTTGAAGTTGGCCGAGAAAATGCAAAAATATTGGACGCCGGGAAGTAGTACTGTACTGATTGTCGATGATGTCTGGACAACGGGCGGATCGATGAGACAATATGGTAGAGAAGTTCAAGAAAAATCACAGACGAATATTAGAGTGATCGGTGCAGTAGTTTTTGCTAGGTATCAGGTTGAACGTTGGGTGACTCCGTTGTTCCAGATGTAAAAGGAAAACAATTGAGAAAGTATTGTATCGACGCAAAGGGACAGGTAAATTGCCCGACCTGGGATCAATGTCATCATCGTGGAATTTGTTTGGCGACTCCGATGAACACCGAAGTGGAAATAAAGGAGGCTAGAATGAAAGCCTGTGATTGTCTACTTCTTGATTATGACGATCAGTCATCTTTCCCTAGCTTAGACACTAGATTGTGTGCGACATGCGGCAGGAAAGCTGGAGAGCACGCAGAATTCGTTGAGATGCTGGAGAATTTGAAACGAGAAGAAATTTTCCGTGTGGTGGCGATAGAGCTTGAAGATCCCGACGAAATCATCCAAATTACTCCGACCATGAGAATGAAGCGGAGCGAATTTGAATCGTTACGGAAGATCGCCATTGAAATTGGGAACCGGAAGCCGAGTCCACCGATGAGTAAGTCGGAGCTTCAGCAGAGCGAGTTTGAAACATTTAAGAGGATCGCTTTGGAGATTGAGACACGAAAGCAGGCAGAGAAAGAAATAAAGGAACAGATCGCCAGAGATTTTGACGAGGCGTTGCGAGCGAAAGAACAAGAAGTTTATACGGACATCTACCTGAATGGTGGTGGCATTATGTGGGAGTGAATATGACATTGAAAGAGAGAGTCCAACAGAACGTGACATTCCAGTATTTCCGAGAGGGAGAACTGTGGTACAAGACGGCAGACGGATTTGAATTCCCGGTCGCCGCTTCTGATACCGGCACAGGAATTTTTCGTGCTGAAGACAAGGGCATCTTTTTCATGCGTTGGATTCGGAAGCATATGGCGCTTGTGGACTCCTGGAAGAAACAGTTGAGTGAGCAGCGTATGGCCGAAGAATTGCTTAAGGAAGGTTGGTTCTTTGATGAACATTGTAACAAGTGGATTTGTCCTCCTGGCTGGGCGACTGAAGTAGGAAGTGGTTGGCCGATTGAAGGAACCGAAAAGGCTCATCAGCACATGACGTATCACAAGAATTTAAAGGTTCTAAATGAGGCTTGAAGAAGTTTACACAGATTGGGATGGTACAATCGTAGACAGTAAAGAAGTGTTTCTAGAGCCGGGACAAGTTTTTCGTAACAATGCTGAACCTTTGTTACCCGGTTATGCTCCTATCTACGAGGCACGATTAAATGGCATTCGGGGTTGGGTGCTGGAAAGTTTGGTGAAAGTGTGATGGCACAGCAACAATTTTTTAGACAATGTACGATGACCAAGGGGACGATCTCACAGATTGCGTGGATTCCCGAGCAGTTCGCTGTTCTCGATAAATACTTGCGTCTCAAGGATGAAGATGGCTGGCAAGTAAAGTCGGTCTTTGCAAATCGTATCGACGGTGCTTATTTGAAAGAGCACGAGCGGAACTATTTGACTCAACGAAAGGCATCAGACATTTGATGTACGCACTTGCATTTTTGGCGGCGGTCTTGTTTACGAGCATCGGAAGGGCCTGGGCGTTCCTTTCGTCGTTCAAATTTGCATTGTCTAGGCATGAAGATATTTTTCTTCGTGTGTACAGGTGGTGTATTCTGCATGGATGGGCGGTAGAAGTTGAACCGAACGACATGGGTATTCTGGGATCACAATGGATGTACCTGTTGAAGAAAGGTAGTAGACATGCTCAATGGGTCGATGAATCAAAGTTGTCGATCAAGATGAATTGGGCCGATTTTTTAGAGTTCATGTATTCTGTGAACAAAGAATTTGATTGAAAATACGGAAGGTTGACAGAGTGGCAATGTGCCGGTTTGCTAAACCGAGGCCAGCCCCAAAAAGGATGCGGAGGTTCGATCCCTCCACCTTCCGCCAAAATTTATGAAGAACGTCAAGCATCAAGTTTACGTCGTCTGGAACCATAGTATGAATCGTTGGCTTCATTGTAGTAGCTATCGTATGGTGCCGCTAGAAGACGCCAAAATCTTTTCCAAGAAGAATACGGCGTCGGCATGTGCAAATCGTTGGAAGAAGTGCAAAGTGGTTCCATGCACGTTGACAGTAAACCATGAAGATGTATAATACAGAGGGATGACAGAGTGGTAATGTGCCCCGTTGGAAGCGGGAGGCCATCTCCAAAAGGGATGCGTGGGTTCAATTCCGACTCCCTCTGCCAAAATAAAGGAAATTATGCGAATCGAGCGTTTGCCGAAGATGACTGCAAAGCAACGCAGTAAAATATTGAAGCAACTTGAAGCTATCGAAAAAATGAAGGTCAAGTTGACAGATGATTGTGACAAGCTCCGGGCGCTGGTTTCCGATTTGGAAGACATTCTAAATTCGATGGACGATGCGGTCGAGCATATTGATGATGGTATGCGCCTCATTGCTGACGGCGTGGACATAATGAGTCAATACCTATGATGTCATCTGAAGCCCTCAAGATGTTCGAGAAAGACGGCTGGGAGATTGACTGCGAAAGTCCGCTGGAAATCAGTTGTGGTTCGTCGAAAGCATCTGGTTGGGCAGCAGAGATTGTGATGGAATACTATGAAAACCGATGTAAAGGTAAGCACGCTCGACTGCGCTCTTTGCAAAAATCGCATAGTGGATTTCGCATGAAGATCGACTCCAAAGGCGTAAAGTATGTGCTTTGTGGCAGCGGCTCGAATGCGAAGCGAGTCAACATCGTTTTCATTGATCCGAAATCAAAGAATTCGTATCAGCCGGGGAAGTGGGTGGTAGATGGCAACAAGTCCTGAAAGCGTTCCGAAGTACAACAAAAAATTGGTCGATGATTTGGAACATTTCATCGATGCTTATTTATTGGATTATTCTGGTGGCAGTGGTAGCATTTCTATTCTTCTCAATAAGCAAGTTGGTGACGGTCTCAAAACAAACGACAAGGCCGAGCTTGCCAATCGGTATATGAAGGTCGGATGGAGTGATGCTCATTACAGCTACGCCCCTGAGCCTCGTCGGTCATATCTTCACGGTTGGTGTAACCATTATTGGATTCTCAAACACTAAATAGGTACATGAGAAGCTGGCTATTGAATGTCTGGAGAAATCTTGTTGTTAGTATCGATGATCTGATTGGGCGTTATCTTTATGTAATCCCGGCAGTAATGGCATCGGTTCTGATTTTCATTGTTGTTTTTCTTGTTATTTCGCTGTTCGTGGCTGCGGATGACATGGATCGAAGTATTAAATCGATTCCGAAAGTTGTCCAGGTAGAGATGGAAAAAACTCGTGAAACTTTGATCAAGGAAGGAAATACAAATCGTGATGTGATCATTGGTCAGCACGAGGCGACACGAGATGAGCTACAAAAGCGCATGGACGATGCTGAGTTAAAATTTCAAGAGACCAAAGCGGCTCTTGATCGACTTCAAAAAGGGCAGGCCGAAGCAAAGAAGAAATTGGAAAATCCGTCCCAAGCACCAGCAAAGCGCCAGAAGGTTTTAGGAATTTTTTAAATGGAAGGGCACACCGATGGGTGACGGGGACTCTCTCGAAAAGAGTCGTTCCGAAAGGGCTTGAGGGTTCGACTCCCTCTCCTTCCGCCAAATTTTATGGACAAGGATTACACTTATGCCGAATTGACATACGAGGAACATCGGAACACGTTTGCACAGGACGCTCCGGGTTGGTCGAACCTCTCACAATACCATCGGGACAAGTGGTATCAAATAACACTCCCGGCGTACAGTAAAGTTTTGAATATGTTTGTAGACGATCATAAGTAAAGAGGTCAAATGCAACAATACATTTCAGTCCCTCAGTTGATTCAGTTGAGTGAAGCATACGACCAAAAGAACGATACACACAGCGCCGACGATTTTGTACGATACGTTTTTGATTGGTTGTCGCCTTCACTAGATGATGATCAGCCGCACGGAAACTGCTAATGCAACAGAATCTTCATGACGAAGCCAAGCTCCATTTCAACGAACCAATTTTGATGGGTTTTGATTTGGGTCGCTGCATTGGATATGGCGAGACAGACGAAGATTGTTATCTCATCATCAAAGATCCGAGGCGAGGCGTCTATTGGCACACGTTCGTTGGTGGCTACACGTATCTGGATTGTCTAAAGCAACAGGGTATTACGATTCCGCTTCACCCGTCATATCCTGGTGAGATTTGGACGGACTTTTCTCGTCTGGACACTCTTTTGGAATTGAACGGTGCTCCGAAAGAACAAGAGTTTCTGGTGGATACGAGTCGGTGCAAATTGCTTGATCCACCCCTAATAACATTAGAAAATCTATAGGTTTTTCTAAAATCATTACCGGCGCTCCGTCTTCTTGGAATACACAAAGGTGTCCGTTGTCGCAATATTCGGTATGCATAACTAAATAGTCTCATCGACCGGAGTTTAAAAACAATTAGGAAATGACCGTAGCTCAACTTAGAAAAGAGTTACAGGTACTCCCGAAGGATGCGATTATAGTACTTGCGGTACAGATCCAAAGTACCACAGAGGATGACGATCACTATACCGTCGAAGAACCTGCCATGCACGTTTCGCTGCGTCCCGATCTCAAAGTGCAGATCGGTGATGTTCATAATTAGTTGCATCTAATAATCTAGATGTATCATTAGAATCTTGCATTTAGCGAAAAATTTCAGTTGACATTTTTTTGGATGAAGAGCTATAGTTGGGGAGCAGCCGATTTTCAAGCTGTTCAAAAGGAAAGCAACTATGGCAGAAGACTATAAGCAAGGTCGTGATACTGAGTTAGTGCTTCCTCCAGGCGTGTTTGCGTATGTCCAAGACAATACCAAGGGCAACATTAACACGTACTGTGGGCCGTACAAGTCGTCACTCAGCAACACCGATCAACTCGTAACGTACAATGCGGATTCAAAGAAATTCGTTCCCGCACGAGACCAAGCAACCGCAATCCAAACCGACATTCTGGTCCCGAAGGGCAGTTATGTGGTTCTGGAAAACCCTGCATCCACTGGTAAGCAGCCAGAAGCAGGCAAGACCGAAACAATGACCGTTGGCTCGCTCAAGATGGGCCAAATTGAAAACCTTCCTGGGCCGAAGTCGTTCGCACTGTGGCCGGGTCAAGTCGCAACTGTCATCAAAGGCCACCATCTTCGCAGTAATCAGTATTTGATGGTTAGGGTCTATGACGACGAAGCTGCAAAAGCAAATTGGGACAAGTCTGTCGTCAAGGGCGCAACCACTGACGATACGACTACAAACGTCGAAACCACCAATGTCTTGGGCATCAACAAAGACACTCTGGTAACCGGGCAACTCTTGGTTATCAAGGGAACTGCCGTTGCCTTTTATATCCCTCCTACCGGCGTCGAAGTTCTAACCGACGAAAACAGCAAGTACATTCGTGATGCTGTGACGCTCGAACGCCTTGAATACGCTATCTTGTTGGGTGAAAGCGGGAACAAGGAATACAAGATCGGTCCCGATGTAGTTTTCCCGACTCCCACTCAGCAATTCTATACCAAAGACGGCGCTCGCAAATTTCGTGCGGAAGAATTGCAGCCGACCACTGGTATGCACATCAAAGTCATTGCCGATTATGTCGAAGGCGGCGTGACCAATGAAGACGGCACCGTGACAGGCGGAACGAAGTACACCGCTGGTCAAGAACTTTTCATTACGGGCGAAGATCAACCGATTTATTATCCTCGTGAAGAGCATTCGACGATTATGTACGGCGGTTTCGCAAAGTCATTCGCCGTTGCAATTCCTGCCGGTGAAGGTCGTTATGTTCTGAATCGTGAGACCGGCGAAGTAAACCTTGTCGAAGGGCCGAGAATGTTCTTGCCCGACCCTCGTAAGGAAGTTGTAGTTCGTCGTGCGTTAAGCGACAGCGAATGTGAACTGTACTATCCTGGCAATGCAGAAGTTCTGGACATCAATCGTGAACTTCGTGACGCTAATCCTGGTAATTTCTACGGCAATGCTGGCGGCGCTGCTCCTGCGGCGGCTAGTTATCGTGGCCTGGAATCGGCCTTGGAAGACACACGTATGTCTACTCGGTCGTTCATGGCAGCTTCGTATTCCGATCCGGTTCGTGAAGCTGTTGGTAAGGGTCTCGCTGGCGATGTGATGAATCGTGGTACGAAGTACACGCCACCACGCACCATTACGCTCAACACCAAGTACGACGGTGCAGTTCGTATTTCACCGTGGTCTGGTTTTGCAGTTCAAGTCGTAAACAGCAAAGGTGACCGGCGCACTGTCGTTGGTCCACAGACTGTTCTTCTGCAATACGACGAAGGTCTGGAACGTCTGTCTTTGTCGAAGGGCAAGCCGAAGAACAATGACACTCGTATGCCTACGGCGTATCTGCGTTACATCTCGAATCCGGTGTCCGACATTATCAGCCTGAAGACTCAGGATTTGGTGAATGTCGATATCCAGGTTAAGTATCTTGTGCGGTTCGACGAAGCCGACAAGAACAAGTGGTTCTCTGTTGACAATTATGTCCAGTACATGGTTGATCATCTTCGCTCTCTGATTGGCAATGCTGTTCGCAACATCGGCGTCCAGGAATTTTACAGCAACGCAGCGAACATTCTGCGGGATACTGTCCTGGGCACGAAGGCAACCACCAGCGAACGGCCTCTCAAGCACTTCTCCGAAAACGGCATGACTGTCTACGATTTGGAATTGATCACGATTACGGTCAGAGACAATGAAGTGGCGAACATGCTTTCCAAGTCTCGCCAAGACATTCTTTCGGAAGCCATCGAACTTGAACGTACTCAAAACAAACTCACGCTCGTCAAGGGCAAAGAGAATGTTCAACGCCAGATTGAAACGGAATATTCAATCACAGCAGAGATGAAAGATAAGATCGCTGCTGATGCTGTTGCTCGTTCTGCTACTAACAATCGGGCACAAATCGAAGCTGAAAATGCTGCTTCTGTTCTCCGCAAGAAGGGCGAGCAAGATGCAGCCGAAATCGCCAAAATAACACAGGCGTTGTATCTGGAAACGACCAAAGCTGCTGACGAACACAAGCAGGCGGTCGCTCAACAAGAACTGGATCGTAAGATCAGTCTCTTGGTCGAAGAAGCCAAGGCAAGCGATGTACGCATGAAGTCTGTGCAACCGGCGCTGGTCGAAGCTCTGGTCGGAATGGCACAAGAAGGCATGTTCGAGAAGATTGCAGAGCATCTGGCTCCGTTGTCCATCGTTCGTGGCGAAAGCCTCTCCGGTACGCTCACTCAGATGTTCGCTGGAACCCCTCTCGAAGGCATGGTTTCCAACATTGCGAACCTCAGCAAAGTCAAAGCAGTATCGAAGTAGTTCCTTTCTTCGTTCTGGTTTGATCGAACGGGATGGTGTCGGAACCATCCCGTTTTGTATTTTGTGGTACAATAAATTGATGACCCAAGATCAAATTGACCACTTTTTCACCAAGCTCAAAAAGGTCGATGAAGAGACCGAATACAAGCAGATTCAAGAAGCATACGAGAAGATTATCCGATGGTTTGTGGACGATGATGTCCATGAAGCTAACGTCAAAGAAATCTCTCGTAAGTTTATGGGTGTCGATCCATTCACGCTGTCGTTTGCTCTCCAGGCGGTTATTAAAGACTTGGGATGGGAACAGGATTACATCGTGATTACCGACGACGGTGAGATCCTGGGTCGGTACAAAGAAGTCGCTGACATTCCGAAGATGAATGATCCAAAGTCAATGGCAGCAGATATTAACGTCATTGTAGTGCGGAAAAGAGTATGAAACTCGACCATCGGAAAGTCCACAAAATTTTAGAGATTACAGCCAAGGAAGTAGACGAAATCAAGCCGGAAAAGGAGGCACCGGATGTTTTCGATAAGATCGGGCAGAAGGTTGAGATTGGTTCAATCATCGTCTATGGACACGCTCTAGGACGGTGTGCCGCTCTCCAGTTAGGCAAGGTGCTGGCACTTAAGGTCATACCAAAAACCTCACGGCGATGGAAAGGGCGTGATCCTGTCACTCAAGAAAACGTTTACGAAGACTATGATACTGCCGACTATCGAATCTCAGTACAGGGCGTAGAAATGAACGATAATTGGTCACCAGATGACGAACCGTCACTCCTGCGAAAGGGGACTCTTCAGTTTCCTAGCCGGATGATAGTATTGGACCCGAAACTTGTGCCAGAAAAAATCCGAGAGTTGCTTGACAACGCCGGAAAATAAGAGAGAATAGAACACATGTGGTCACAAAATGGTTTTTTGAAAAGAGCGAAGAGCTAGAGAGATTGCCGGTAGGCGTCTACACTCTGGAATACGGTCCTTTTGGATCAATGTATCTCGATAGGATGAAGGAAGAATTTGTCTTTCCGTACAAGCTCTACGGTAGTGATGGGTTTCCTGATCGAGTCATCAAATCGTTCAAAGCCAAGACGGGAAATCTTGGTGTGATGTTGTGCGGCCTCAAGGGAACTGGCAAGACCGTCCAAGCCGAACAGATTTGCAACTACTCCAAGCTACCTGTAATCTTGGTGGCGCAGGACTACAACAAAGGTGCGGATCTGATCAACTTCCTCAGTTACATCGATCAGGAAGTCGTTGTGATGATCGATGAGTACGAGAAAATTTTTGGAAAGTCTGATGCATTGCTGGCAATCATGGATGGAGCACTGAATGCACCTTCCAGGCGTCTGTTCGTTCTCACAGCCAACACGATGAATGTCTCCGAGGCACTGATCGACCGGCCAAGCCGCATCCATTATTTGAAGAAATTTGCAAATCTTGGAATCCCAGTGATCGGTGAAGTGGTCGATGACATGTTAGAGAACCAGGATTTTCGCACCGAAGTGGTCGAATACTTGGCGGCTCTTGACATCATTACTATTGATATTGTGAAGACGGTGGTGAAAGAAGTCAATCTGTTTAACGAACCGCCGCAAAAGTTCAAGGACATTTTAAACGTCACGATGTACAATCATGTTCGTTGGGACGTGTTTGATGCAGAAGGCAATGAACTATTGAAGTATGTTATCGCTGATTACTTGGACCCGTTCCGTGTTCAGTACGAATTGCGCTTCAAGGAATTCGGCAGCACGTATCACGACTACGGCTACATCAAGACGGCCAACAAGAAGACCGGAAAAATTGTTACCGAGCAGGGTACATACATCGTGAAGAAAGCCGCTTCGTTCAATTCCATCACGGCGCAAAAATGCTTGACAATCGGTGAGTAGTAAGGTATTCTTGGACTGGAGATTATTATGCTTCAGATCGGCTTCGGCCTACTACTTTATCATATTTTGTATTGGGTCTTCGCATTTCTTGGGGTCATGCTCGTTCTCCCTTTTTTGACGAACTTGATCATGGGGACTCATGCAAAGGGATACGCTCACTACTCGAAAGTCATGTGGGTTGGCCTGGGACATTTTCTCACATTGGGTTTGCGAAAGCGAGAGCCATGAAATTTTTGATTGAAGTTTCTGGACGTGATCAGCCAGATTTGATCCATTCGCTGGACGAAGCTCGAAAGACGTTGATCGCTGGCGGATGTTTTCTGAACGTCTGCGGATGCACAAACGTTGTCATGAAGCCAGCGACGGATGCAGATGAAGCTGAGTGGCGCAGACAATATCGGGATTCCCATCCAAAGCCAGCCGCTCGATGGATCAAGTAGGCTCTTGACATAGACCCTTTGTTTTGGTACTATGGTCCTCATGAACAGCTTGACGCTCTTCGTGATTCTCCAGGTGGCAGACATCGCTTCCACTCTGCTTTTTCTTGCAATTGGCGTCCAAGAAGGTAACCCGGCTGTTCGTATGCTTTTGCATTTGTTCTCGCCGGTCGTCAGTTTGGCTCTCGTAAAAGTGTTTGGGATCGTCTTCGGAACCGTCTGGTATCTTCGAGGAAACAAGCTGACCAAGATCAACATTGCATTTCTAGTGTTGGTCGCCTGGAATATCCTTGCGATCTGGCGGCAAATCTCTTTGATGCCGGTCGTTTTGTCCAGTGCTAAATAGATTTTATTGCGGGGTTGGTATAGCGGCTGTGCCCTTGCCTTCCAAGTAAGAGTAGACGAGTTCGACTCTCGTACCCCGCTCCAATTTTGCCGTGTCTTAAACGGTGCTACGCACGCCCTGTACAAGAGCAGCGGATGTCTATTGTAGCTACCGCTGTCAGCAGAGATTTCAATTCACAGAGTACATCGCAAGGTGGAAACGGGGAGAGGAATCTGGCTCGATGGTGAGTGAACAAATTAGTGCTCATGTGCGGCGCTACTTGTTCGAGAAGTATGACTCAAAATGTTGTAAGTGTGGGTGGGCAGAAGTGAATCCTACGACTGGGAAGATCCCTCTCGTTGTGAATCATATCGATGGCAATTCGGAAGATTCATCAGAGTCAAATTTGGAATTGCTTTGTCCTTGTTGTGATAGTTTGACGCCGACTTATGGTAGCCTGAATAGAGGCAAAGGTCGAAAGCGTAGGTATGCGAGGATGGTATAGCGGCTGTGCCCTTGGTTGCCAATCAAGTGTAGGTGGGTTCGACTCCCACTCTTCGCTCCAAAATTTCTAATTCAAAATCGGTTCGTCAAATGGAAGCGGGTATCCCCATTTTTCCAAGATCGAACTGCCATAAAAATTCTTGACTGTCCAGGCCCGTTCTCTTACTCGACGATCCGAGCATTCAGAAACCCTTGCGGTTGGTCCTAGAATTTTCTCCAGCCATACTCTGAGTTGCATTGTTTGGTGATGATGGTTTTTCATGGCAGTATATAGCCTTGACACCTTAACCCACTCTATGCGAAGATGAAAGCCTGATGTGGTGCAAAGATCGAGCTTGACTCGGCACGGACTGTGGGATAATACATGAATCCACAGGGCGTAAGAAACGATCCACAAATTAGCACGTCCGCAGCTTAATGTCACTCCGTCAAGAGTTGGCCAGTAGGGGTAAAATCTCTCAGCGGGAAATGCAAGGTGGAGAATCGGGAATCCTTGCCATCAGAAAAGGAACGAACTAAATGTCTTTGATGAAAGTCATACTTCGAGCAACAGGACTCACAGCGACCATTCTTTCGCTTACACTGAGCGCACAACAGACAAAACAAAAAAGCAATATTACAGCGCCCTTTCCCTTAGTGGTCGCTGCGTCTGAAGAACCGCCGCCGCCAATCGCACCGCCAGCACCGGCCAAGGTTCAAAAACCAAATTGGTTCATGCGAATGTTTGAGAACAAAGTGTCTCGGGCAGTTGTTGGTGGTGCTGCTCCTACTCCAGTTGGTGTTCAAGTGCTCATGAGTGATGGCACTGTTCAGACCTTTCCACTAGGTGTCTGGATTGAATTTGCATCAGGTGCATCATGTTCGCCTGCATGTTCTGGGGGTCAGCTTCGTGGGATTTTTCCGACACAGTATGTGAATCAAATTGCTGTTGTCAATAACGGTCCATTTGGGACAGGTGCCGTTTTCCAGGGAGTTGTTTTTAATCCGCCTGGAACAACAACACTCACGTCATTGTCGTTCACAAGTGTCAGCGGTGGAAGTGGCTACGTTTTACCGATGGTCTCGATCACTGGCGGCACCGGCACTCCTGGGAATGTCACTGCTACTGTCGTTGGAGGGGTCATCACAGCGATTAATGCACCCAATGCCACTGGCTACACGATTGGCGACGTTCTGACAGTAACGATCACGGACATTCCACAGACATGGAAGTATCCGAAGCCGGGGCGCAACGTCCAGGTCTGGCGGAATGGCCTTCTACAGCGTCTCGGTCCCGACTATACGCTCAATACGACGACTGGCTACATTATCCCAGTTCTCTATCAAGATGCTTCTGGGGCGCTTGTAGCGTGGAATTTGGACGATTACATCACAGTTGCTTATCTCTATTAGGAAAGACGACATGAAAACACTTAGAGTTGTATGGTTGATTCTTTTTCTTGCATTAATCGTTCTCATCATTCAGCAAAGCAATGCACAAACGTTGGCTGACGGACAATCACAAGTCAAAAATTTGATGGTTTCGCCAATCGCTTCTGTCCAACGGTGGCAGTGTGTTGGAAGTGGCGTTACAAAGCCTGCTGCTGGCACTGGGGCGAGCGCTACGGCGTCGGTGGTGTCTGCTTCAGTGTTGACCCTGGTTGTCGGTTCGGGCGGCTCCAGCTACGTCAATCCACAAATAACGATTACGGGCGGGACTGGTACAGCAGGAAGCATCACAGTTTATTTCACGAATGGGGTCATAACTGGGTTGGCTGCGCCGTTTGCATCTGGGTATACTGTCGGCGATGTTTTGACGGTTACGATTGTGGATGGCCCTCTGGGATGGAATTGCGCCGGTCTTCAGATGATCCAGCTTGTGCTTGCCGATGGAACGAAGTTGGGACCTTATGTGAACATTCCGGCTACGCCTCTGATGATTACAAATGCGAATGGTAGCTGGCAGACAATGCCTCTTGCTGCGTCCGATCCGCCTTTAACGATCAAGAAATTCGATTAGAACGTATCCTGCGGCGACACCGATCAATACGTACACAGGTAGGCCGAGGTCTTGTGTCAACAAATACGTTCGACCAACGCACCTTCTTGAAGTTTTTGGAACAGGTCATACGAACTTCCCGTTCTTCACCAAGAGTTTCAAATCGGAAGAGTACACGGTATTCGGCTGGCTCGCTTTCATCGCCATTCCCAGCGCATCTCTGACTGGATCGGTCTCACGCATTTTTTGTTGAAACGCCTCAATCCCGTCTATGTCTTCTAGTTTGTTGATCGTCACCAGCGTCGAAGCATAACCAATGTCCATGATCATCGAGACCGGCAAGAAGTCTGGATTTTTCGTCACAAACGACCGCAGGACTTCAAAAGGGTTTCCACTGTCACATCGAATTGCTTTCATACTGTTTCCTTCCAATACCACTGTTCACGCCGACCGGGGACGATCTTCTTGTCTACGGCAGCATTCCACGTTTCAACAACGAAATCACGAGGAAGCGATTTTGCAGCTTCGTGGATCGCCGCCAGAGAAGCATTGCCAGCTTTCCAGCATCGAAAGTCGTCTGAGTAGTCGAAGGTCAAATCGTGCTTGGAGACCATTTCGACAAAGGCTGTTTCTTGTTCCGTCATTGTGCCCACTCCGGGTCGCCGCCATGAAGTAAATGATACCGGCGATCCATTTCCTGTTCGTACTCTACTTCTTCGTTGAATCCGTCGTCATCCGGCTCCGCAGTGTAGATGCTGATGATGCGAAGAGCTTCGGCCAGCCATTCGACACGAGAATCGGCCTCGCCGTCCCAGAATTCGTTATCGATGGCATTTTGTACCTCATCGACCACTTTCAGCTTCAGGCGGCGCACAGCTTCACGAACCTTGCGAAGCGTTTCGGCGAGAAGTTCATTATCAAATGCTGAGGCACCGTGATACTGTTCTCGTAGCGTTCCGACATTCGCTTCCATCCGAATCATCCAATCTCGTTGTGCGCTGTTCATGAGTTAAGAATACCAGTTTCAGGTCTTTAAGTCAATAGATGTATCTAAATTATTCGCCTCGATAATCCTTATTCGTCCAGGAGATGAGCATGATGACGCCGTGTTGAATTTTGGGCATCACAGTCGAGCCATTTGTACGATTGGTTGCCCGTCGAGAATGAACTTCCAGCCCTTCCATATCGGGCATTTTTTCGCCTTCCCATACCGTAATCGTGGTGGCGTTTCGGCGCTGATCGTAAGATGCCGTCGAAAGACCAGTGCCAAAGCAGGCCCCGCATTCATGGTTGCCGTTGCGCTTTGTTCCTTTGCAGATGTTGCAGGGAATCGTGGTGTCAGGCTTGTGTTTGGTTGGCATTTACTTGCCTCCCAGGTGACGTTCAATCATGTAGCGCTCGATGCGAATGTCTTCTGCGGCATTGAACATTTCGGCCTTTTCGAGTTCGGTTGGCTCTGCGCCGTAGACTTCTTCAGGACTCAACCGGATCAGATCGTCTAGTTCGTTGCTCATGAATCCATAGTAGCAGGATCGAGTGCGAATGTCAATAGATGTATCTAAATTAGTCGTTTCCAGTAAATCGAACCCGGCCTTTATCGGCCAAATCATCTTGGGGTGACCGTGATTCAAAATCCATGAACGCCCAGGCCCGGATAACATCGCCATATTCGTTCGATCCTTTGATACCAAGAATCGGAGCATCGGTAAAGGCGTCGATCTCTTCCGGTGTAATCCAGGAATATTCAGTATTTGTAATGAACCAACCGAAGATGTCAAATTGAGTAACGCTGGTGGCGAACGCAATTGGATCGATACCTTTGATCACCTGAAGCATCATTTGTGTTTTGGAATCGACCGACAACAAAAGGTCTCCGTTTGGTGCTTCATGAAATTCAATTTGAAAGTCCATGAACTGACCCTAGCACAAAGATGCATCTTTCGTCAAGTTCTTCAAAATTGTATGGTCTAAATGAAAGTGAGATGATATCCTACGTGACCAATTCGCAGTAGTATCCTTTGTGGGATTTCTGTTGCTGGCCGTGAGCAATTTTGACGAGTGTTGACTGATTCAATTGTCGAGAACGACAAAATTCTCGAAGATTTGTAATAGTCTCCACTACGCCATCTGGTGAAGTGATGCGCCAATCTTTTGCTTTGCGTTCTGCCATTACTTTCTTAGTCGCCGTCGAATGTTTTTTTCCTAGATGTGCTGTAGGATTTCCTGGTGGACGAGCATCAAGGCAGATGTTAGTTAGCACACCATTCTGATCAATTCGTTTCCGACCCCAGGTACGGATGAGTTTTTCTTCAAGGTCGTATGCAGCGTCTTCAGTAAGATCAGTTTTCAATATTCTTACTTCAGGTTCGTGGCCGTGTTTTCTGATAGAATTGATTTTGTTCCATTTCCGAATGTTTTTGGTAGTAGTTTTTAATTCGCTCAAATGAGAGTGCGCTCGTGCGCCGTGACCTTTGCCGATGTAGAACGGCAAATTGGTAATAGGATCGTAGTAAGCGTAAACGTAGTAAAGCATCACCACTATATATGTGCATGAAGATAGAGCCGAATTTTATGGGCAAAGACTCCTTCTACTGGTGGATGGGAGTTGTCGAAGATCGTAATGATCCAGTTATGTTGGGTCGGCTACGTGTTCGCATTTTGGGAGCACATACAGAAAACAAGCAGTTGATTCCGACGTGCGAATTGCAATGGGCTTACGTCTATCAGCCAATTACTTGGAATCAGGCAATGAATGGCCTTGGTCACTCTCCGACAGGACCAGCAGAAGGAACATGGGTCTGGGGATTTTTCAAAGATAATGAAAGTGCTCAAGATCCAGTCGTGCTTGGAACCATTGCTGGCATTCCCGAAGAGCAGCCACAACCTTGCATTGGGTTCTACGATCCGTCCACACCATTCCACGATCTTCAAAATGCACCAAGGAAGACTCGTATTCGTTATTATCCGAATGACGGAACCGGCGCACAGAACACAAACGAGTCACAGGCATCGTTGTATCCCCGCCAAACTCATCCTTGGGGTTGCATCATTGGCGAATCGGATGTGAACCGTCTCGCCCGAGCAGAAAATATTAGCGATACGATCATTGGCGTTCGACAGAGACAGCGTGCAGTTGGTGTTCCTATTGCATTTGCTCATACGACTCCTGGCCGACAATTCAACGAACCATTGCCGGGGTACGACTCTGCTTATCCGTACAATCACGTCTATGAATCGGAGTCTGGTCATATTTTGGAAGTTGACGATACACCGAATGCCGAACGAATTCACATCTATCATCGTTCTGGTACGTACATCGAAATTGGAACTGGACAAGAAGACAATCCTGGTCTGAGTGGCGATTTTGGAATGAAGATCGTCGGGAAGACTTTTGAAATTCACATGGAGAATTCATACATCCAGCACCAAAATACGCTGAACGTCACAGTACGTGGTGAAGTGAATTTTTATTGCCAAGATACCATCAATGTTCAAGCCGATGGTGATATGAATGTCCATGTCCAGGGCGACTATACTGAGAAGATCGGTGGTGATTATTTTACTGATATCGGTGGAAAGCGTATCGTCCGAATTGCTGAATCGGAAGAATTGGACGTGGGCGAAGGACGGACCACAAATATCGGCAACGGGGAGACCGTGAATATTGGTGATGGTCGAACTACAAAAATTGGTAACGGAGAGACGTTGCACATTGGCGATTCCAGAACGACGAACATTGGTGATTCTGATTCGTTGAGTGCTGGCGGCAGTTACGATGTGAAAATCGGTGGTTCCTATTCTGAAAGCGCCGCTACGATTGAAATGAATGCCGATGGTGAAATTGAATCTTCGGCGGGAGGTCAGTTTGGTGTGACCGCTTCGGCTATTGTTGGTGGTGCTGGTGGATGGACGTGGTTAGCAAATGCAATTGTGACTCCATCTGGTAGTCCGCATCCAGGTTCGCCACACAGTCCGAGCAGTCCATCTTCTCCTGGATCGCCTTCAGCGCCGGTCATTCCTCCCTTCCCGGACCCGACTGGCATCATCGAAACCAGAAACGAAACTGGTCCAGAGCCGGTGAAGGAAACGCAGCCTGATGTGAATCCGACGACCTGTCCAAACCAAAGCGATTGTTGATCTGATATAATTGTTAACATGCTGCTTACGATATCTGTCATCATTGCTGTTATCATTGGATTGGTCATTCTTTTCAACCTCAAATTTGTTTTTGAGCTTGCTGCGATCTTGTTGATTGGTCTTTGGTGGTGTGGTAGCCATATGATGGAAGTGCTCTGGTTTCTCGTGACACTTCCGTTTCGGATCATTTGGTGGATTGTCTGCATACCATTTCGAGTATTTCGATTTGTGTTCTATCAAGCGACTGGTTTGTACTTACGTGTGTCGGACATCGGATTTTTCTACCGGGATGGCGACGTGAGCGTTCGGATCGCAAAAGTTTTGACGACAGCAGCGGTGATTGGGTTCATCGTTGCCCTGGTACATCATGTTACCCACCGATGAGTACGACGAGAAGCTGAGAGCAGCGATCAAAGAGCTTACTACAGTTCAGTTTGCGGTCGAGATTGAAGTGGTTGCCGGAACTAGAAATTTTATTCTGGCCGCACGTAATTCCCCACCGTACAAATTGCTAATGGAATGTCTAAAGTTCGATCAGGATCTTTATTCTGGTAAGATCGGCATATACTTTCGACGGTTGATGGCAACTCCGTTTGAAGAAAAGTACGCAAATCCAAACGACGTTCCTGTAAGTGTGCTCGCCGTGGCCCTTCTTGATGTTGGTATTGAAAAAATGGCGCTATTGGATGTAGGTAATCACAACACCACCGACAAAGTGAACAAATGGCTACCACTCCGGGACAGACACAACATGTTCTGGCTTCCTAACATTTTGGAACAGTACAAGCCTTAATATCCTCGCAAGTCAGTGGCACTAAATAGTCTTGTGCCGCAGACTATCACCAATCGTTACTCTGATCTAAACCTTTCCTTTATCGCCAATCCAGTGCGAAAAGATATCGGTATTCTGTACGATGCCGATGCTGTGAAGCAAGCCGTGGTGAATCTAGTTTTGACAAAAAACTATGAGCGCCCGTTTCATCCAGAGATCGGCTGCAATGCGACAGCACTTTTGTTTGAAAACATCAGTCCGATCACGGCATTGGGCATTAAAACTTCAATACAAAATGTGATCACAAATTTTGAGAAGCGAGTCCAACTGCAAACGGTTGCGGTAGTTGCGGACCCGGACAACAACGGATACAACGCAACGATTACATTTTATGTGTTGAATGTTCGAGACTTACAGACCGTAGATTTTTTCCTTGAGAGATTGAGATAACATGCCTAATGCACCTGCGACTTCCTCAAAGCTGAATATTGGATACCTTGATTTTGACACGATCAAGATGTCGCTGCGAGATTACCTTCGTAGTCAGGCAGTCTTCAAAGATTATGATTTTGAAGGATCTGGCCTTGCCGTACTTCTTGACATCCTGACGTACAATACACATTACTTTGGCTTTTACATGAACATGATTGGTAATGAAATGTTCTTGGATTCGGCCAATTTGCGCTCTTCGGTTGTCTCATTGGCGAAGATGTTGAACTATACACCACGTTCGGTCACCAGCGCCCAGGCGAACATCAGTGTAACAATCACTTCAAATAATTCGGCTCCGGTCGCAGTGATCGAGCAAAACACACCATTTTCTGCAAACGTGGACGGAACGACTTACAATTTTGTGGCGGCGGCGACCTATGGAGCGACACTTTCCAGCGGCAAGTATTATTTTCCAAATATTACGTTGATCGAAGGATTGGCTTATACGTTCAGAATCACGGTAGACAATTCGATTCCAAACCAAAGATTTATTCTACCGAACCCGAGTATCGATACTTCTACGCTTTCGGTTCGTGTTCAAAATTCTACGACGGACACGACGCTTACGACCTTTGTTCTGGCGACTGACTTAATCACGCTGACCAGCACAACAACGGCTTACTTTTTACAAGAAGTTGAGAATCAGCAGTTTGAACTTGTCTTTGGCGATGGTGTCATTGGTCAAGCTCTAGTTGACGGCAACATTATCATCATCGATTACATTTTGTCAGATGGTTCTGTTGCAAATAGTGCTACGACGTTCTATCCGACCGCACCATTGGCAGGTTACCCACAAAATCTCACGACAGTTACGACGCTTATTCCTGCGGCTGGCGGATTAGATCCCGAGACAACCGATGAAATTCGATTTACGGCTCCCAAGAACTATCAGGCGCAGGGTCGAGCAGTTACGGTGTCTGACTATATTCTGACGATCACTCAACAATATACAAATACTGACTCATGCACGGTGTGGGGCGGCGAGGATGCAGTTCCGCCACAATATGGAAAAGTTTTCATTTCGATCAAACCAGTAGATGGTTTTGTCATCACTGAAGCAGCAAAGACTTTGGTCGTCAATAATATCATCAGACAATACAACATAGTTTCCGTAATTCCTGAGTTTGTTGACCCTGACTATACGTTCATTATCGTAAATTGTTCGGTCAAGTATAACCCAGCGAACACTTTTAAGACCGATGGTGACATTCAGACCGGGGCGTACAATGCAATCGTAAACTATGCAACCTCTGATCTGGATAAGTTCAATTTGGAATTTCGTTACTCGAAGCTCCTGGCGGCAATCGACAACAGCGATCCGAGCATTACCAATAACCAGACTTCGATTCAAATGTACAAACAGTTTCAGCCAGTATTGAACGTTGCGACGAACTATACGTTCCAAACTTACAATGCAATTCTGCCGGGATCGGTGACTTCAAGTACATTCGTTGTCGTTCAAGATCCATTGCTTTTGGTTCCGTATCAAAATGGAAACACATACTATATCAATGACGACAGAAATGGTAATTTACTTTTGTTTCAGCAAGGAATTGGTATTGCGACGACTTCGGTCAGAAAAGTGGGGACTGTCGATTATACGAATGGAGTTCTAAATTTGACTTCGTTCATGCCGTATCAGGCGAACGCAAATGGAAACATTAATTTGATCATGACTCCACAACTGAATGATGTGTCACCAAGCCTCAACAATATTCTCTTCATTCAGCCGACAGATGTTGCGGTCGTAGCTGTTCCGGTCCCGACGACCACTGTTTTGTAAGGTAAGCAATGCCAACAATTCCTTCGCTCCCACTGAGTCTTCCTAATCCGCAAAGAACGATCTCACAAATCATCGAGACACAGCTTCCTGACTTTGTTCGTGATGCTGATCCTACGTTCATTGCGTTTTTGAAAGCATATTATGAATGGTTGGAAAAGAATGGTGAAGAAGCATACGCCTGCAAAATTATTGATGCCACGCTTACGTCTGTAACTTTGAATCCTATTCCGCTAGAGGTTTCATCAAATATCGCTTTGAATGCACCTTCTACGAAAATCGACGCTTATGTAGGAATGCATGTAGTCTGTACCAACGGCCCGACGAAAGGTTACACCAGAAAAATTACTGCATACGATCCTGTCACTATGATTGCGACGGTCGATGCCTGGGACTCTTCGTTTATTCCGTTGCCGAACACCAGGATTTCGATTCGTGATGCTCTCTATCCTCGAACTTTGCTTCAGTACCGAGACATTGACACCACAATTGATCGGTTTATCGACTACTTCCGTGATGATTTCATGTACGAGATTCCAGGTAACATCCTGGCTGACAAACGAAACATCCTGAAACACATTAAAGATTTTTATCAAGCACGAGGCACTGAAAATTCTTTCCGTTTCTTGTTCCGTATTCTTTTCAACCAGGAGATGGAGTTTTACTATCCAAAGGTTGACTTGTTCCGGGCTTCTGATGGAGTTTGGTACGTTCAGACCATCATGAAGACCACGACAACGACGGATACATTCGGATACGTAAATCGTCAATTGGTTGGTGTCTATTCGGGCGCAACTGCAAGTGTCGAATCTGCAACACAACAATATGTCGCTGGGGGAACGATTACTGAATTGACCCTTTCGAGCGTCAATGGCACATTTCAGATCGATCCAAATACAAATCTTCCAGAACAAGTCAAGATTTCCTATCCTGTCGCACCACCCCCGCAAAGCGATTTAGGCGACGTACAAGACCTTGAAGAGCCATCGACGGACGTTCAGTGGGAGCAGGCTTATCAATTGCTCCAGCAGCTTCTAATTAACACGCCAGGGGAAAACTATCAGGTAGGCGAAACTATCACGATCAGTGGTGGTGGAGAACTGGCCCCGGCGACGGCTGTCATTACGTCAATTTTTCAGACGATCTATGTCGGTGGTTGCCAGCCTCCTCCGACGACATTTTATTTGGAACCATATTTTGGTCCAGATGATACTGTGAACACAAATCCCGATCCACAGACGGATGGTGTTTGTATCCCTGGTCTTTATTATTTTTCGGATGTACACTCAGATTTTTCCAGTGGTGATCTTTTAAACGCAACACAAATTTTGTTGTCGGCCAATTCACCTACTCAAGACAATTTTTTTGCAGGCGATGAAATCGATTTGATTGGCGGCACAGGTCAAGGCCAACGCAATACAATCGTCTCGTACAATGGCACAACTAAGGTAGCTACGGTCGCTACGGCCTGGACGGTAATCCCGGATGGCACTACTGAATATTCGATCACTCACGTAAAGGGCGGAATTCAATCGATTGCAATTACAAATTTTGGTTTGGGTTTCTTGACCAATCCAACGGTGACCATTCATACAGCAGAAGGTTCCGGCGCAGTCTTACCTCCGATGTTGGGAATTACTGCTAATACCGCAGGAATGTGGCTTCCGGGCAAAGCAGGTGGAATTGGAGATGCACCGACCACAACGGACAGCTTTGCAAGCTCAAATAAGATCATTCAAGATTCGTTTTACTGGCAAGATTTTTCATATGACTTGCGAGTTGGTGAGACTATCGACAAGTACCGTGACATCGTAAAAACGTTGTTGCATCCGGCTGGGCTTAAAATGTTCGGAACCGTTGTTTCGTTCAATGAGCCAGAAACCAATTTTTTGGAGCTTGTTCGTGTCTTTACTCTTCTTATTGGAGTTAAATTTTTTGATCTATCCCTTGAAGTAGACAATACGTTCACGCTGCAATTCAACACTCTGACTCCTTGTGTGGTAGGTGCTCGAAACAAAGATTTGGATGCAATGAAGTTCTATGCATTCCCACCAAACTATACGTTCAATCGGATTTATCCATTTCCGAACCAAAACTACTGGAGCACTAATGGTCCTGGTAATACGCAAATCAGTAATTTTCAGAACGTAGTCATTGGCTCGATCATCAATTTCCCAGAACGCCGCACGAAGATCAATGCAGACGCCTACGTGGTGATCACAAATGGTAACTCACTCACTGAAGTTGGTGTTCTTGGTCCGAATCTTGGTACGCTTTCTCAATTTCGTTTCATAGGATTCCCTCCTTACGAAGGATTCAACGAGACTTACCCATCGCCAAATCAAAATTACTGGGCCGGAAGTCTTGGTGGTTATGGTAATACACAGTTAAGTATGTTCGCAAATCTTGTGATTGGCGACGTGCTCACTGACCCACGTAGCATTCGCTCGAACATTTGTATAGACAGTTCGTTGTTGATCACTAATAACCAACAATCCATTCCAGCCGTTGGAAATCAAGTCATCTATTCGTTTTTGGAAGGTATCAATCCGCAAATCGTCTATAATGTTAGCCCAAATTATTCCGGTACTGAGCCGTATGATGGCACTTTAGGTACAAGTATTCTGTCTGAGTCTAACGATGGAACCTTTGTAAGTCAGGGTGTCCATCTTAATGCGACCAACAGCGAAATTGTAAATGCAACTGGTGTTCCTGTCAATTTGAAAGAATGCACTGTCGTAGTCATTGCCAGTGCTAATGATGTCAGCCAAAACACCACTTTGGTTGGCATGATTCCAGATTCCGGTAATAACGGATTTGCAATCGATCTAAGAACAGGCGGCGCAGTCTCTTTCCGAGCACGATATGACGGCGTAGAAGAAACCGTTAATTTCCCACCAGCATCCATCGGAAGTGGAAACTTCTTCATGGCGGCTTTGCGCTTCAATGACGGGATTATCACTGGTAACGTCGAAACGGTTCAGACTCTTCAGACGACAGATAGTATTTCGGCGACATTTTCTACCTATCCGATCAATCCAACTACAAATTCAGATGGATGGTATTTTGGTCAGCCTTCGGTAGAATTTGTTCCGGTGGCTCAGAATGCTGCATTGTTTAAAAATTCGACTTTTGGTTCAAGTAAATTTGGTCAGACCGAAGTATCTGCAAGTCCGACGACAATGGGCTATTTTGATGGATATTTGGCCTATGCGCTCTTTTATGATCGTGCCTTGTTTGATTATGAACTAGACACCATTTATAACCAGCTTAGTGTTGAATTGTTCAATGAGCGTGGCGTTAACCTCAATGCTGGAACAGTTTCCCAGACACAACAGGGTTCCGCTGCAATCAGAAGAACAACACAACAGACTCAGCTTGGTGGCGCTTACCTCAAACTTACTCGTCTCAAGACTCAGAATGGTGTAGCTCGTATTCAACGTGGTGCTGAATTACACACTATTACTGGTTTGACTCGTCTTCAAGTTACAACAGTTCAAACTCAGATTGGTGCAGCAAACATTCAACATGGAGCAACACAGACCCTTACTGGTTTGTCTCGTCTTCAGATCACAACGCCTCATGTCATTACCGGATTGGCAAACCTTCGCAATACGACAGATAGAACACAAATCGGAAATACAGCAATCCGCAATACGACGCTCAAAACTCAAAGCGGCGTAACAAGAATCACAGTTTCCAATAACGCTCATAATATCATGGGCAGCGCCGACATCTACAAGACAGAGTTCTTGACACAGTTGGGTAAGGCTCGTATTCAGATTGCTGGTAATGAGAGAACTATGATTGGTCTCTCGTTGATCACTGCGGCAACAACTCAGACACAAAGTGGTACAGCAAGAATCACAATCTTAACCGCCAAGACACAAAGCGGTGTTGCTCGTCTTCAGGTGACAACTGGACCGAAGACCATTGCAGGTAGTGCAGATATCCGAACGACGGATTTGCAGATCCAACTCGGAGTTTCAAGAATTCAGATCACGACGCCTCGGACAATTTTAGGCGTATCACACATTTCCTAGCTTACTAAATAGGAACGGAGAATAAAAATGGCTGCTATAGTCACAACCAATTGCCGAATTTACGCCGCTTCACAGTTTGAAGACAGCTTTGCCACGTCAGGTGAGTACATGTACCTTTTTATCGCTGGCACATTGCCGTGGGTTGATGATAACTCGCCGCCGTCACCGATTGATTGTGAGTTAAACCTTTCGACAGCATATAGAAATATGTTGTCTCTTAAAAACATCACAGCAAACAATGTGAGTTTGGCTATTCCAAGAAATACCTGGGTGGTCAACACGACTTATTCACAATACGACAATACCATCGATTTGTTCGATCCAGCTTCTCCAAATCCGCCATTTTATGTAACCAACACCAATTTGCAGGTTTATAAGTGTCTGAACAACAATAATGGAGTGCCTTCGACGGTCCAACCATCAGGAACTTCGACAAGTGTGGTTACGAGCGCAGATGGCTATCAGTGGAAGTACATGTACACGGTCAACTCAGCCGATGTAGTAAGTTTCGTCACGACCAATTGGATTCCGGTTTCAACTTTGGCATCAAATGATGGATCGTCTCAATGGCAAGTCCAGACGGCAGCAGTTCCCGGAACAGTTGATCGAATCAATATCGTAACAGCAGGCACATCGTACACTCAGGTGCCGACGATCACGATTACTGGAGATGGAACTGGTGCAACGGCCACAGCAACAATTGCAGGCGGCAACGTGACAGGCATCAATATGACGGCAACAGGTTCCGGTTACACCTATGCAAACGTAGCGATTACGAATGGTGGTGTGTCTTCCAACGGTGCGACGGCGACGGCAACAATCAGTCCTTTTGGTGGTCATGGATCAGATCCGGTCACTGAGCTTGGTGGTTTCAATGTGTTAGTTGACGTTCAGTTGATCTATGACGAAAACGGAAACTTTACGGTATCGAACGACTATCGTGTACTTGGTTTGTTGTCAAATCCAATTTTGAATGATGGCAGCGGCGATCCAGCAACAGCTACCGATTATGATCAGGCTGTTCGACTCAATTTTAGTTCAGTCAGTGGAACCATTTTCAATCCTGACGAAATTGTGACTGGCAGCACTAGTGGAGCGACTGGTGTGGTTCTTGATTGGACCCCAACTACTGTTGTACCTGATGGGCCTGCGGCAAAAACTCTTCGTCTGGTTCAGTGTCTTGGAACCTTTATACCGGGCGAAACGGTTATTGGAGCAGATGCAACAGGTGTTCTTTCGACTTATGCAGCAACAGCGTCGAGTGGCACAGGAACAACCATTGTGTTTCCGGCTGGCGCATCGAGTGTCAATAGTTTTTATAACGGACAGACCATTAAGATTACAGCAGGAACAGGTAGTGGTCAAACGAGACTTATTTCAGCTTATGTGGGCATCAGTCGTACAGCAACGGTAAGCACGACTTGGACTACACCGCCAGATAATACTAGTGTCTTTACGATTGCAAGTATCATCAAGCCGGATATTTTACCGTATTCTGGTAAAATTCTTTATCTTGAAAATCGTCGTCCAGTAGAGCGTGCAAGTGATCAGATTGAGGATTCCAAAATTTTGATCCAGTTCTGATTGACAGGCGTTTTCAAGCAGCCTAAATACCGACTGAGTACCCATGTTAAATTTCAATATTTCGCCGTACAATGATGACTTCAGCGATACGAAGCATTTCTACCGAGTGCTGTTCAAGCCTGCGGTAGCTGTCCAGGCTCGTGAACTTACGACCGAACAAAGTATCCTCCAGCAACAAATCAAAAATCTTGGCGATTCCATCTATCAAAATGGATCAATGGTTCTCCCTGGTCAGATTGCAACTGATCCAATGACTGCTTATGTCATTTTGAATCCGACTTATGGAATGCTTGGGCCAAACCCGATTCCAGTCAATCTTGCACTTTTTACAGGTCAAATCGTCGTCGGACAAACCACAGGTCTTCAGGCACAAGTTGTATATTCTACCCCGGCTGTCAACTCAGACAATCCGACGCTATTTGTAAAGTATTTGAATACTGGAATAGCAGGCGCAGAAGTGTTTGCTGGCGGCGAAGTTTTGACATTGCAAGGATCGACCACTGGATTGGCAACAGTTCAGGCATCGAACGGAACAGGTCTTTGTATTTCGGCTCAAATTGACGAAGGTGTCTACTACATTTGGGGCTATTTTGTTCGTGTAGAAGCACAGTATATTCTTTTGAACAAGTACAGCAATCTTGTTTCTTGTGCAGTAGGTTTGCAGATTGTCGAAAGTATTGTGACATCGGCATCAGATTCTTCTCTTTTGGACAATGCAGCCGGTAGCCCAAATTATGCGGCTCCTGGTGCGGATCGTTACAAAATTGATTTGATTTTGACCAGCGTTCCGGTTTCTGCTTCGGTGACATTAAATCCACCGACAAATCCAAATTTCATCGAGCTTGTTCGTCTTTTGAACAGCATTACTCAGACTCAGGTAAAGACTGATACTTACAGTGTTATTGCTCAAGAGCTTGCCGGATATGTTGCCGACAGCGCAGGTGACTTTGCAGTTCGTAATTTCCAAATCAATGTGCGTGAACACTTAGACACATCCTTTGTAACTGAAGGACAGGTGGCCGGTGCAACGCAAGCTGTAGGATCTAATCCTGGACCGGCAGCACCAGCATCTATCATGTTGGCGACATCAGCCTCAGCCGTCGATGGTGCTTATGTCAATAATCAAATCTACCTTTCCAATGGCACAGGTGCAGGACAAAATTTCACCATCACTGGATACACTGGAGCAACGAAGATAGCAGTTATTGACAATCCTTTTGCAGCAAACAAAGTTCCTGACACGACTACAACGTACATTGTGTCTGATCCGACGATGGTTAACAACGGAGTTTATCCTCCACCACCGTTTGGAATCGGAGACATTACGAAGTTGGCTGTCGGAATGGAGTCTGGTCGTGCATATGTAGATGGTTATCGTATCGACACTTTGTCCACCCAATTTGTGACAGTTGCTAAGGCAAGAACGACAGCCCAGGCAGTAAGTGCTCAGGTTGCAGCGCCCATTGGAAATTATCTTCTGGTCAAGAACATTTCAAATTTCCCATTGCCGGATTCTAGCGTTCCGAAAAACTTTTTGACAATCAATTTTTCAAATCGGAAGAGCAATGGTTCTTTTGATCTTGCTACGAACGGATTAGGAACAGCCAGAATTCATGCAATGGAATACTACAGTGGACTTAATGCTGGTGATCCAAGTGCTCTGTTTAAGCTGTTCATTTTTGACATCAATTTGAACCCTGGTGTGAACATCGATAACGTTCGTTCGTTCTACTTAGTAAACGATTCCTCACACAACAATAACAATGGTCTAGCGTGCTGGGGTGACGTTTGCACCATGTTCGATGCAACAAACATCAACGGTACAGGTCTAGTTCCAGGTGCAACGATTACCGGCCCAAGTGGAATCGGAACTGAAATTCTGGATGAGTACGATGCAATTAACAATATCATCATCACTGAACCAAACAATACAAACGCACTTCAAATTTTGTCGAGCGGTCAGTTCACGGCACCAAGTTCTACAACAGGAACTTTAGCTAATCGTCGTCAAATTTTCAATTCGTCATTAGCTCTGTTGGTCTATCAAATGCCGATCCAATTGGTTTCGACCATTCGTGCATCTGACACTACTTGCCGAACCAATTACTATGTTCGTCAGACCTTCATTGCAACCAGCAACAGTTCTGGACAGTACATCTTCAACACTTCACCAACAGCAACATTTGCACCATATAACAACATTGATTATATGGCTGTCATCGTAGCATGTTCCAACTCGGGACAGATTGGTAAGATCATTGATCTTGACCAGTACATCAACTCGGGGAATTTCGGCGGAAGTCCAGCAGGCACTCAGCTTACGTTTACAATTTTCAATGCTGGAATCTTGGGTGGTATTACCGGAACGACTGTAAAGTTGATGGCTACACTTTACAAGACGGGAGCACAAGAGAAACTCAAGGCTCTAACCACAGCAACAATTGCATTTCCAAATCCAACTCCGATCATGTCACTTTCAAAAGGTGATGTGTATTCGCTTTTAAATGTTTATGACTCAGGAGATCCTGGTGTTGATGCAACTACAAGCGACATGGACATTAGCGGTCGTTATGTCTTGGATGGTGGTCAACGTGACTATTACTATGACATCGGTCGAATAATCCTTTCACCGGGAGCACCGAATCCAGGTGGCCGTGTTTTGATTTCGTTCAAATACTTTGCCCACTCGGGATCTGGTGACTACTTCTCGGTCGATAGCTACACTAACCAAGTTTCTTATAACAATATCCCTGTTTATCCGGCCTCTAATGGAAGTTTTATGGTCCTTCGTGACTGTATGGATTTCCGTCCTCGCCTCGAAGATGATGGACTGGGATTCTCTGGAACGGGCGGAAGCTATTCGGCTCCTCTCCAGACATCGAATAATATCATTGCTGATTTCCAATACTATCTCGGACGTATCGATAAAATTTACGTCGATAGATACGGCAATTTTGATGACATCACAGGAACCCCGGCGTTGGCTCCTCTACCGCCAGCAGATCCTCTCGATGGTATGATGTTGTACACGATTACTCTTAATCCGTACACACTTTCTACAACAGACCTTTCTTGGATTACGACCAATAACCCTTCATACACTATGCAGGACATTGGTAAGCTCGAACAGCGTATTGCTAACCTTGAATACTATGTCAGTTTAAACCAACTTGAGACAAGCGCAGCCAATTATACCGTAACAAACACGGCAACTGGATTGGATCGTTTCCAAAATGGATTCGTCGTAGACAATTTCCAAGGCATGGGTGTCGGAGATGTTTTTGATCCTGACTTTGCATGTTCTGTAGATCCTGGTTCGGGAACTTTACGTCCAACCTTTATTCAAAATTCTAACAACCTTGATTTTTATGCAACAGGTTCGTCGGGATATGTGGTTCGAGACAACATCTGCGTTTTGCCGTACACTCAAATCCCGGCAATTACGCAAGGCTTTGCTACCGACACAATCAATATCAATCCATTCGCCGTTTTCACGTATTATGGCAGTGTTTCGTTAGTTCCGCCGACTGATACATGGTATTCTACGGTCCAACGTCCAGTTATTAATTTGACAGATAACTCGGCAATGGATGGTTATCAGTACGTCAATCAATGGAGCGGAGTAACTTGGGGTGACTGGCAGACTAATTGGGTCGGTACGCCTGTAAGCACCACATCATCTACGGTATCGACCTCTTCAACACCATCATCAACTGCTGGTAGTGGTAGCACGAATCCTCAGGATGTCATTGCAAATCTTATCGCAACTCCTGGTAGCTGGACCTATACGAACAACACAGCAAACGCCGGTTCGAGCGAAGGAGACGAGTATTCACACACCGTCATTTACATCAATGGTTCTCCATATTCGACGAGTCCTGAATGGAATGGTCAAAACTCTGTCCAGGTTCCTTATACTGTTCAGGGTCCAGGCGCTTCTACATCGTCTACGACAACAACGAACACAACGGTCAGCACGTCACAGCAAATCAGCCAAACTCGTACTGGTATTCAGACGATGGTCACGGCTAATATTACTCAGACAGTCAACAATTCTGTCGTTAATGTCAGCCTGACTCCTTACATTAGAAGTCGCCGTATCAAAGTTATTGGTACGCACTTTAAGCCAAGTACAACTTTGTATCCATTCTTTGATGGAACATTGGTGTCGGCTTTCTGTCGTCCTTATCTTGATCCTCAAATCACACCAAATGCACCGTCAACAGCAGATTGGGAAACGATAACGATTACATGGGGTGGAGATTATAGCCCTCAAGACAACATTGACGAAGGTGTATCTGAAGATCCTACCGATACTGATCAGACAGCTACACTTTTGGTTGGTGCTTTGAATGATCCTTTGGTCACCGATGCAACCGGAAGCATAACTTTATTCTTTGAAATTCCGTGCAATACTGCAAATGAATTTCGTGTCGGTGCTCGTGTGTTCCGTTTAACCTCAAGTTTGACGAATGCTGCAACTGCTTCGACATACGGTGATGCTACTTACAATGCGTCTGGTATTGTTGATCAGAACCAAGAAACCATTACGTCGATTGCCACACCACAAATTCAGACACAACAGGTCAGCCAGTCACAGATTGTCACTCAGAATCTCGGTTCGACGACGACAACATCACAACAGACTGCGGTTGCACAAACAAGTGGTAGTCCTGAAGTAGTTGACTTGACATTGTGGGTTGATCCGCTTGCTCAGTCGTTCTTGGTTAAGTCGGCTGGCGGTCTATTCTTGACTGCGGTCGATGTTTACTTCCAGTCGGCTGATCCGTCAGTTCCCGTCACGATGCAAATTCGTAGTATGGTCAATGGTTATCCATCACAGGATGTTGTTCCATATTCTCAGAAAACACTCTATCCAAATAATCCGATTTTGAGTGCAATCAATTCTTCTGGTGTGCTTGACTATCCGTCGCCATACACTAACGCTAATTAACACTTCG